TTGTTTGTTGAAAAATAACCGGAGATAAACTGTGTCTTTTATTAAAAATGTAAGAACGCGCCGTGGTCCACAATTAAGTTTAAGCGCTTCCAGTGTGACAATAACTGGATCGTTGATCGGCACTTCTGTTTCTGGAACAACGGCACAGTTTTCTCAGATAACAAGTTCGGCAGTTCTGATCAATAATACGCTGTCGGTTATAGGTGTATCAACACTTGATGGTGTTTCAGGAACAACTGCACAGTTTACAAGCATAACAGGTTCTCATTCTGGTTCTGGTGCCGGCTTAACAGGTATACCAAATGCTGCGCTCGTTAATAGTGCAATAACAATAGGAACAACCAGTGTTTCACTGGGTGGTTCTGCAACAACCATTCAGGGTGTGACAGTATTAACTGGCTCAACGGTTACAGGTTCGACAGCGCTTTTTACAACAATAACTGGTTCAACTGTTACTGGGTCATCTGCGCAGTTTAATTATATTACCGGAACTGCATTTTTTGCCAATTTTAATGGTTTCCCGTCTGGTGGCTTAAGCGCTCAAGAAAGGCTCAACATTGAGTCTTTTACAAAAATATATGCATCTGGATCTATAACGGCTCAAAGTGGAACAGCGGCGAATCCTGCGTTCAATTTTGGTGTTCAACCTGGTAGTGGAATGTTTTGGGCTGCAAATGCTCAAATTGGTTTTTCTGCAGGAGGCACCGAAGCAGTGCGCATAATAAGAAGTTCGGGCATACCTAGAATAGGAATCGGAGAAATATCTCCGACTGCTCTTGTTCATGCAACTTTAGGCACAGCAGTATTTGATCAGTGTAAAGTGTTGGTAGAAAATACTACTGCTGGAAATACAAATGCGTCGTATGAACTTCAAAGTACGCAGGGTCTTAAGGCAAAATATTTTCTTGTTCCATATAATGCCAACACTATTGGAGAGTGGTTTAATGGTGGCGTAATACACGCTACCGGCTCAACATCATTGACAAAAGATACTAATCTATATTATTCGGCTACCACTCACAGATGGTATAGAAACGCGGGATCTGGTTCTGCCGACAGAATAATGACACTAGACACCAGTGGAAATCTAGGTCTTGGAGTACTTAATCCATCCTTGAGATTAGATGTGAGCGGCTCTGCGGTAATATCTGGTTCGCTTATTGTAAGTGGTGCGTTTTATGGAAATCTTACACAGATATCTTCTTCAACAACAAACTACACACTTGTAGCGGCTGATACAGGTAAGACAATAACAATAAACTCTGGATCCGCTGTTACATTAACTGTGCCAACTGGATTGCCAGTCGGGTTTAATACCGATATAATACAACTTGGTGCAGGACAAATAACTGTGAGTGGCGCAGTAGGTGTTACAATAAATAATCGTCAATCACAAACAAAAACAGCAGGTCAATATGCTGTTGTGTCTCTACTCTCCAGAGCAGCAGATTTGTTTATATTATCTGGCGATACAGGAGCGTAGTGTATGGGAATATTTTTTTACAGACCTTCACGCGGACTTCAACTGGTTTTCTCAGAAAGTTTTGAATATCCAAATTGGGAACAGACATTTGATGTCAACAACCTTCCATCGCCGGCATTTTCTGGTTCAGCAATATTTGCGGAAAGTTTTGAATATCCAAATTGGGAACAGACATTTGATGTCAACAACCTTCCATCGCCGGCATTTTCTGGTTCAGTAATATATACAGAAGATTTTGATTCTAGTTGGGATGACACTTGATTGATGCTTTTAGATTTACATAGGAGAAGTATTTATGGCACAGACAGATTGGTTAATATTAAGTTCTAGTAACAATATAGTTGGAGGCGGCGACGGTACTGCCACTTTGCATGCAAGTATGTCCAATCCGATTACAAGTTCTGGTGCCTTTTGCAGAACGTTTCAAAGTAACGATGAAAATCGGTGCTATTCTGTTTTTGTTCCAACTAGTTTGACCAGTTCTGTTTCTGGGTTTTCTCTCAATAAAGCCTACTCTTTGCGATGCTGGGCTAGAGTTACATTTGATTCAGACAATAGTGTTGCTTTGAGATTTAAAAGTACAACTGATTTAGATTTCAGTTTTAGCAATGAAAATTCGTACAAAGGAAGCGATGGTACCAGTAAAACAGGTTACGTTGCGTATCTTACGTATAATAGTCTCAAATTTACTGCGCAAAACGATCGCTCTGACGCCAGCAATATCGTTAACGAGACCGCTGTTGGTTCTTTGACAACAGATACGTGGTACCGAATAAGAATGGATGTTATACCATATAGTAGTTCTTATGATGTTATTAATATATACACCGGTAGCGAGAATGATACTTGGGGTCTTGTTTATACTAAATCGATTGCAAATTCGTCTATTAATGCTTATGTTCCATGGAATACTGGTTCACGAGGAGGCATAGGACTTACCGCTTATAGTCGAAGTTCTGCGCGCCCATCTCACTTTGACAAATTTGAATATTATGAGGAAAACATTTAAAGTATTTACCCTATTTATATAAAAAGAAGAGGATAACAAAATGTCGACAGATTTTATGAGTTTACACAGACCGGGTATAGGTAATGCTAGTTCTTATCAGGTATCTGGTATTCCTTGGGTATCTAGTTCTCTTGCTGTTCCGGCAACTAGCAGTGCTCCATTAGAAATATCTTTTCCGTTGGTTACTAAATCGATAATAGTAAAAAATATTTCTACGGGTAGTGTAAGTTTGAAAGTCGGATTTAGCGCCAATGGTGTATCCTCTGGATTTAACTATTTTTCTCTTTCTGCCGGTGAAAGTTTTTCGGCAGATCTAAAGATAACAAAACTATATCTTTTGTCAAGTACCGGTACACAACTGTCTGCTAGTGTGATTGCTGGATTAACAAACATCCCGGCAACAGAACTAGTAAGTAACTGGTCCGGTTCTGTGGGGGTCGGATGATATGAGTTTTAATGATGGCTTTTCTATAAAAGGTATTCCGTTTGTATCTCCAATCCCAAATACCGCTTCTCTTCTAATCTCAAATCCTGAAGGAACGGGATGGATTGCTGGTGATCTTGTTGACAATGTTGCGAGTGCATCCATAAATATTATATCAACAGTAGAAACCTCGGGCAATATCGAAGGCAACGGATCCTCAGTAGATAAAGTCAGACTAAAAAACAACATATCTCTGAATAGTGTTACTTCTTCTTTTAAAGGTAATCTAGACGGTACATCCAGTTTTTCAATAAACTCTGAAACCGCATCTTATGTTCCAACTGGATCCGCAATACCAACATTTACTTCTGATGTTCGTGCACAACTAAGTGGCTCGCAATATGTAACATATGGCGCTGTCAGCGGTGTAATATCTTTGCCATTTACTGGATCTACTCTCGGAACAACGCCGGTTATTTTAGGTACAACAGTTATCAACATAAGTGGTCTGACCAGCATAGAGTCCACAAGCATAACCGCGTCTTCTGTTACTGCCAGTAATCTTCTTTCAACAAGAGCAGAACTTAACAGCCTAACAGCCTCTTTCATAACATCAAGTCAAATACTTGCAACAAAAGAGCAACTAAATGAATTGACTGCATCTTTCATAACATCAAGTCAAATACTGGCAACAAAATCTCAGGTTAATAATCTAACTGCATCTTTGATAACATCAAGTCAAATATTGGCAACAAACGAGCAACTAACTTATTTAACTGCCTCATTCATAACAGGCACACAACTTACGATCGATTATATAGACTACAATACATTAGCACCGGTACCAGCATTTAAAACCGGTCGACTGCATTATAATCCTGATACGGCAGATTTAGAATATGATACTGATATTTCTAACGTAACTGTTCAATATGGACAGCAAACAGTTATTAAAGTTAAAAATGAAAACATACAAACAATAAACAAGGGAAAACTCGTTAGAATAGTGGGTGGCTCTGGTGCAAATCCACTTATACGCACTGCTAGTTGGGAAAACGATGCCAACTCAGCAAATACACTCGGCATGGTAATGCAAACAGTGTCACCAAATGGATTTACGTATGTGTTGTTGAATGGCGTTATTAAAGATATTAATCTACCAACAGCCACTTATACCGCTGGTGACATATTGTATCTTTCTTCTAGCGGAGACTATACAAACGTTAAACCCGCTGCTCCAATACACACAGTGAGAGTAGGCGAGGTGGTACGTGCCCAAACAAGTACTGGTGTTGCGTTTATAAAAATAGATAACGGATATGAACTCGATGAACTACATGATGTTGTGGCAAAAACAGCATCATTGGGTGATTTAATAGCATATGACGAATCTAATATGGTCTGGAGAAGCACAAAAACACTAAGTGGCAGTTATGTTGTTACAGGAACACTGTCTGCATCAAATATAACAGTCAATACGTTGACTGGTTCAAAAATGTTCTTTAGTGCCAGCAACCCATCAAACTGGACGTCGCCGGCACCAACAACCATAGCGGATGCGATTAATAGAATAGCAGCAGCAGTTAGTGGCATATTAACCGGCACAATACCATGAGGTAAAATGTTTTGTTTTTTTATTCGTCACCAGATCCACAACAGATCACTGGAAGCAACAACAGTGGACAAAATAGTGGTTCGCAAAACGCGTCCGGTTCAAGTGGCTCTGTATCACTAACATATTCTTTTCAGGAACAGTTTGAAGATAGTTCCTGGCCAGGCTCAACAAGAATAGATTGGACCGGAGTTGCTGATCCTGCTTCCGAAGCAGCAAATCTAGACTTTTCTGGGCTCTGGAGCGAATATGTTATTTATACCAGCATCTTCTCTTCATCTTTTGATATTGGTTCGGAATCTATGCAAGAACTATATGAGTATGGTTTGTCCGGATATGTCGATCCGCAGTTTCTTTTGGAACCAAATATTGACGAGCAGTTTGACGACAACTCTTGGGATGGATTAACAAAAATCGATTGGACAGGAGTAGAAGATCCTGCTTCTTCCGCTGCCGATTTAGAACTATACGGATCGTGGAGTGGAACTGTTTTATATTCATCAGTACCACAGCCAGATTTTACTAGTGGAAGCGATGGTTTTACAGAAATATACGAATATATGTCGACATATGTCGAACCACAGTTTCTTCTAGAACCACAGATTAACGAACAGTTTGAAGATGCTTCTTGGGGAGGCTTATCAAAGATTGATTGGACAGGAGTGGAAGATCCGTATTCTTCTGCTGGTAGTTTAGAACTATACGGTTTGTGGAGCGGTACCGTTCTTTATTCGTCTGTACCACAACCAGATTTTGGTAGCGGTGTCTCTAATTTCACAGAGACATATGAATGATAGTATTCTATTTATATATACAAGGATAAAACGACGTGGCTCTGACAGATTTTATATACGCTAGTAATCAAGGTTCTGGTGTTTTTACTACCGGCATTAGCGGTTCTACCGTTGCTCATAGTGCGCTCCCATCTCCACTACAAAACAATGGAAACTATTGCAGATACTGGAGAAGTAACTACGGCTCAACCGGATATGTTAATCTTCTTGTCGCGGCAAATATATCGGGATTTAAATCGATTCCATCTACAAAAGCAGTGTCTGTGCGCGCTTGGCTTAGACCCGGCGCTGCTGCATCGGGTCGACCTGGTTATATTGGTTTGGTAGCGAAAGCGTCATCTGCAACGACACTAACTCCATCATGGGGATACAATTTTTATATATTCGATAACACTAACTTTGCTGTTAATTTTGGTAGTATCATTAATACTGATTTTATTAGAAAATATGCAAATCCAACCGGAGGATCATTATACAGCAACTGGACACATATGAGAATGGACGTTATTCCGGTAAAAAACACGTCAAACAATATTGTTGCCGATAGAGTCAGGTGTTTTGTAGGAGACGGAAATATTAATGGCGAAACTTGGACTCTTGTTTCAGATCGATTTGCTGAAGCAACTGTACCATCTGGTATAACCCCACAATTTAAAAGTTGGGCTTCGGCAACTGACGCATATTACGGCTTTGGATCACACGGATCGGAACCAGGAAACGTTCAATTTAAAAACCTTGAGTTCTACGCGGACAACTTAGAGATATTGACAAAAACAATATAATATTTACACCAGAGGATAACATTGTGGCACAAACAGATTTTACATTTTATGCGGGTGGTGCTGGTGGCATGGATACCTATTTACCATCACAAGGAAAGGCAACTTTCAACTCTGCGCTGTCTTCCCCTTTTACTGATGGTGGTATGTTTTGTCGAGAATGGTATACAAGATATTCTTCTGGTGACACTGGTTTTTTTGCAAGAATCAATCAGACTGGTTCTGTTGATAAGTTTACTGGCATGTATGCTGTTTCTATGCGTTGTGCCATAAGACCCGCTACTGCATCAAACGGAGAAATAGTAACAAAAGCCGGTTTAATAGGCAAGGGTACCGCTACATATACTGCGATCAATTCAAACTCTTATTATTTTAGAGTAGAAAACAATACACAGTTTAATTTTATGGGAACATCCATCAATAATCCTCTTAATACATCTCTTATGAATAAATGGACAAACTTAAGATTAGATGTTATTCCTGTTTTGTCTAATGCGACAGTTACATCTGATATTGTGACAGCGTATGTTGAAAGTGGCTCTTTTGGTTCTGGTGAGTGGACACAAGTAACATCAAGTACGCTGGAAGTTGGAAATGCTAAGTTTATTGCTTGGGATAAGACAACTAAATTTTTTGGATTTGGTTTCTATGGAAATCCAGTTGCTGCAGCAGTACAGACCTGTTACTTTGATAAGTTTCAAGTTTACATAGACCCTCTCTCGTGATTTTTTTACTTGTCTTTTTATAACGACGAGAGACTATATAAAATATAAAGTCGATTAGACTGGGAAAGTAAAGATGTTTTTTTATTCTGAACCAGCAACAGTCCAAGTACCAGAAAACAACACGCCTGAAGTTCCAAACGGGGCTATTATGATTGAAGAGGGACTGTATCTTGTTTCGGAAGAAAACGGACTTTATATTGTACTAGAATAATCTAGGAGAGAGACAAAATGACGATTGTTAAAATATCTGAACTTACTTCATCTGCCGGCGTTTCATCTGGTGATTTATTTATCACCGCAGTAAGTGGAGCGGGTGGTTTCTCAACAAGAAAAGCAACAGCAGCACAGATATCAACTTATGTTAACTCAAGCCTCGACTCCCGTATTGCTTCAGAAGAAAGCACAAGAAGTTCTTCAGACAGCAGTTTAACCAGTCGCTTATCAAGCGAAGAATCAACCCGTGTTAGTGCCGATTCTAGCATCGAGGCTCTTTTGGGAACAGGTTTGGCAACAGCAGTAGCAACATTAAGTTCGAATACTACTCTGGATACCTCTCATCACGTAATATTGGTAGATGCAACATCTGCAGAGGTTACATTAACTCTACCAAATGCAACAACAACATCTGCAAGACAATATATGATTAAAAAGAAAGATTCCAGTTCTAATGCTGTTGTTGTTTCTGCGTCCAACTCACAAACAATAGATGGTCAAGCATCTACGTCTTTCAATACACAATATGAAGCAATAATGGTTGTAAGTGACGGTAGCAACTGGTTTATATTCTAATCTTGGAAATAGGAGAAAAAAATGTCTTATAATCCAAGAATAAAAAATATATCAGGTGGAACTGTAGATATATCTGGCTCATTAGCAGCGACAAATGTTTCTACATATGTGAGCGCATCAAATGCCAATATAGCAACTGTTGTTGCAAACAGTATAAGCGCTTCAACGGTTGATTCCGGAACTTCTTTAGATATAACACTAAAATCAGTTAAATCTTCGATCAGAAAAGTTACTTCCGGTACCAGCGTGCAAACTACTGATAGCGTTATATTGGTTGATGCAGCAAGTGGAAGTGTGGGTTTAACTCTTCCATCTGCCTCCCTTGTTCCCGGACAAAGATTTACTGTGAAAAAAGTTGATTCTACTGGCAATATCGTGTCGATATATCCACAAAAATCATCTTCGTCTTCTTCTTATTATGAAACAGATATATTATCTGGAAGTTTAGCCGTCACCAGTGGTGACGGCTTTGGTTATTCTGTGTCCTTAAATGATACTGGAGACAAAATGGCTGTTGGAGCATATCAGGACGAGAGCACTGGTCGTGTTTATGTTTTTTCTATAATAAATAATATTTGGATACAAGAAAAAATACTTAGCGGCTCCTTGTCCACTAGTGATGATATGTTTGGATATAAAGTTCTTATGAATCCTAGTGGCAACACAATATTTGTGGGTGTTCCATTTGACGAAAAAGCACTGGTATCATCAACAGGGTTGGTGTATGTTTTTACGAGTGGCAGTTTCGGTTGGACCGAAACTGCGGTGTTGAGTGGTTCGCGCGCAATTGATGCTAGCGATAGTTTTGGATACTCTATTTCTCTTAATTCCTCTGGCAATCGATTGGTTGTCGGCGCCCTTACTGACGATCGTGCATCTGGCGGAACAGATTGCGGATTAGCGTATGTTTTTTCTAGTGGAAGCGGCGGATGGATTGAGACCGCAATATTAAGCGGCACTTTGGCGTCCGGATCCGGTGATTATTTTGGATTTTCTGTTTCGATTAACTCAAATGGAGATAGAGTGGTAGTCGGCGCGCGCCAAGATGAAAGAAGTAGCCAAGTAACTACCCGTAACGAAGGATTGGCCTATGTGTTTGTCAGTTCTAGTGGCGGATGGTCTCAAGATGCTATATTGAGCGGCACACTTGCAACAGATGCGAATGATTATTTTGGTTGTGCAGTATCTATTAACTCTGTTGGCGATCGATTGGTTGTTGGTGCCTTGCAGGATGAAAGATCTGGTGGTGCTGCCTCCAGTGGACTTGCTTATGTTTATAATAGCGGAAGTACCGGCTGGACGCAAAACGGAATATTGAGCGGGACTTTAGCAACTGGATCGGCTGATTATTTCGGATATTCCGTTCTTATGAATTCAAGCGGCAATAAAATAATCATAGGAGCACAGTCAGACGAAATACCAAGTGCATCAGCCGCATATCAAAACTCTGGTCTTGTTTATGTTTTCACTAGTGGAAGTTCTGGGTGGTTTCAGAGCGATATATTGAGTGGAAGCGGTATTCAAGTATCTGATTATTTTGGCTCATCTCTTGCCATCAATTCTAGTGGAGATAAAATTATTATTGGATCCTATGAAGACGAACCACTTACTGCATCAAATGCTGCTAGTTGGGGGACAGTTTATGTCTTTTCGCAAGTACAAACAGTTGACAGCGCTGGAAAAAAATCACTATCTTCTCAAAACGAATCAGTAACGGTCATTAGCGATGGAACCGGAAGTTGGAGTATAATATGACTTACAATCCAAGAATAAAAAACTCAGATAATGGAACGGTAAGAGTATCAGGTAGTGTTGCTGTTAATAAAACAGGAACAAATATAAGTTGCAGTAACTTGACTGTAGATAACTCTTTAACTTTTTCTAATGCAACTGGTAGTACTGGAAAACTATCTATATCTTCTTTTTCCGGAATAAAAACTCCAATAAGAAAAGTATCTGATAATACAAATATAAGTACCGATGACTATGTTTTGCTGGTTAATGCTGGTAGCAAAACAATAAACATATCACTTCCTTCCTCATCTCAAGTTCCGGGGCAGTATTTTGTTGTCAAAAAAACAGATTCTAGTAATAACAATGTGATAATATCTGGTTCCTCAATAAGTGAAAAAATAGATGGGTCAAATGGACAAAGTTTGAAAACAAAAAATGAAACAATAAGACTTGTTAGTGATGGAAGTGGGAGTTGGAGCATAATATGACCTATAATCCAAGAATAACAAATCAACAAAGTGGAGTCGTTGCTGTATCTGGAAACATAGTAGTTGAGGGAGGTGGCTTGATAACTGCCAGCAATCTAACTTGTGATTCTGTAACTTCATCTAATGCTGTTGGCGGAAACCTTAAAATATCTTCTTATGATTACGAACGAACAGTTCCAATAAAAGCGGGTGTTATAAAAACATCTACAAACCTAACATTGACATCCCAGCATCATACAATATTGGTTGAACCATCGTCTGCTAATGTTACAATAACTTTGCCGACCGCCGCAGATCATGTAGGGAGAAACTATGTTATCAAAAAAAATATTTCTTCTTCGTTTAATGTAACAGTAACAGCATCCTTGGCAGCAAATGATATAGATACATCTTCTTCTGTTTCGCTATCTTCTTCTTATCAAACAGTTAGATTAATCAGCGATGGAACTGGTAGTTGGTACATTATTTAACAAAATAGAAAGTACGATATATTCTACCTAAAATGATCTTGGGTTTAGATATAAGCACCAGCATAACTGGATATACTATTTTGGATGACAATGGTGTTGTCGTTGAGTGTGATCATATTGATTTAAAAAACTTTGAAGATACATTTAGCAAAGCAGAGAATGTTGATCTTAAGTTAAATCTACTTTTCCAAAAATATAAGATAGAAAGTGTTTGGATAGAAGAAAGTCTACAAATGTTTTCTATGGGCAAGAGTAGCGCTAAAACAATTGCTACACTAACTAAGTTTAATGGCATAGTTAGTTGGGTGATATACGATCGCTTTAGTATTGTTCCAAAGTATATACCATCTATTTCCGCAAGAAAGTTGTGCGGCATTAAAATGGAAAAAGGCAAAAAAGGCAAGGAATGTGTAATGGAACACATGGGAAAAAATGAAAAATGGTTCCAAATAGAGTATACAAAAAAAGATAATATAAAGCCATATTGTTATGATCGTGCCGACAGTTGGGTTATAGCAATGGCTGGTCATTTAAAAACAGCAAAATAAAGTAACTTGCAAGTTCATATCTGCCGTGATAGCGTTAGTTGATGTTCGACAACCAAAAAGAAGAAATACTAAAAGACATCTTGGGAAATCCCCAGCACTCCGGTGAAGAGGTTCTTTTCTTCTGCAGAAAATGCAATCATCACAAGCCAAAACTAAGCGTAAATGTTCGTAAAAACTGTTTTAAATGTTGGGTTTGTAACTTTACCGGTACAAACTTGACGCGTCTTGTACGACGCTATGGAACTTATCGACACAAACAAGAATGGGCGAAGTATGATGATAAAGTAGACTTATCAGAAGGATCCTTTGTTGATACACTTTTTACAAAACAAGAAAGGGAACAAGTAAGCCTTTCTCTCCCAAAAGAGTTTATAACACTAACTGGAAAGCATAATCCACTATCTAATATACCGCTGCGATACTTGTATGAGCGCGGATTAAAAAGAGAAGATATATTAAAGTGGAAAATAGGTTATTGTCCTGATGGTGAATATGCTGGACGAATAGTGGTTCCAAGTTTTAATCTTGAAGGAAAAATAAATTATTTTATTGCCCGATCATATCGGGACGATTGGATGAAATATAAAAATCCACCACTACATAAAAACTCAATTATCTTTAATGAACTATATGTTGATTGGTGCAGCGATGTTGTATTGACGGAAGGTGTGTTTGATGCTATTGTAGCAGGCAACGCAATACCGCTTCTCGGTTCAACACTTCCGGAGACAAGTAGATTGTTTCAAGAAATAGCAAAACACGATACTCCTATTTATATTGCTCTTGATCCGGACGCAGAAAAGAAAGCAAAACACTTGATTAACGACATGCTACATTACGGTATTGAACTCTATAAAATAGATGTAAGAGGCTTTCAGGATGTTGGTAGCATGAACAGGGAAGAGTTCTTAAAAAGAAAAAGTGCCTCTCTTCCTATGACGCCAGACAATTTATTTAAATATCAATTACAGGGAATATAATGATTAAACTCGCACATTTAGCGGACACACATATCCGCAACTTAAAATATCACGAAGAATACGAAACTGTATTCAAGCAGATTTATAAAACTCTTGAAGAAGAAAAGCCAGATTACATAATCCACTGTGGGGATATAGCACACACAAAAACACAAATCTCACCAGAGTTTGTTGAAATGACTGCGCGGTTCTTGGAAAACTTATCCAAGATTGCTCCACTACATATTATTCTTGGAAACCATGACGGAAACTTAAAAAATAGTTCTCGTCAGGACAGTATTTCGCCTATTGTTAATGCGTTGAATAATAAAAATATTGTCCTTCATAAAGGTTCTGGAGAAAAAATAATTCAGGATGGATTAACATTTAATGTTCTTTCTATCTTTGACGAAGAAAACTGGAAAAAGCCAACAAATCAAGACTGGATAAATATTGCTCTTTATCACGGAGCAATTGCTGGTGTATCAACAGATATTGGCTATACGATGGAGCATTCAGATCATGACCTTTCTATTTTTTCTGGTTTCGATTATGCTCTTCTTGGAGATATTCATAAAACTAATCAGATTGTTGATACAGAAGGTCGTGTTCGCTACCCTGGATCAACTATCCAACAAAACCACGGCGAAACAGACGACAAAGGATTCCTAATTTGGGAAATTGAAGATAAAAATATTTTTAATGTCAGACACTTTGTTGTTCCTAATCCTCGCCCATTTATCACAATTAAATTGGACGAGTTCGGCAAGTTTGACGAGAGCATACAGATAAAAGAAGGTGCGCGCGTTCGTGTAATGAGCGAGCACAATCTTGCCGTTCAGGATATTCGTAAGGCAACAGATGTTATTAAGGTAAAGTATAATCCAGAAAGCATCACGTTCTTAAACAAGGCAACAGAGCGCATCGATATTTCTGAAACATTGCAGAGAGTAAATGTAGAAGATTTGCGAAATCTTGCTACACAAGAAAAACTTATTACAGAATATCTTAAAGACTTTAATCCAACACAAGAAGTATTAACAAAGGTCTTTGAACTAAATAAAAAATATAACACTCTTGTCGAGGAAAACGAAGAAGTTTCCCGCAATGTTCGTTGGTCCCTAAAATCTCTTAAATGGGATCACTTATTTAACTATGGAAAAAATAACGTTATCAACTTTGCCGATCTAAACGGTGTTGTTGGTATATTTGGCAAAAACTTTTCTGGCAAATCTAGCATTATTGATTCTCTGCTTTGGACAATGCAGAACTCAACAAGTAAAAATGTTCGTAAAAATCTAAACATAATAAATCAAAATCAGCAAAGTTGTTCGGCAGAAGCAGAAATAGTTGTAAACAATAAACAATACTTGATTGAGCGCAGCGCCGAAAAATATACAAAGAAGTTAAACGGCGAAGAAACGGCAGAAGCCAAAACTGATGTTTGGTTTTCATCTTGCGAAATAGATCAACCTGAAGATTGCCGTAACTTTGAGCGCGGAAATCTAAATGGGCTCGATCGTAATGAAACGGATAAAAATATTCGAAAAGTATTTGGCACACTTGAAGATTTTCTTTTTACATCTATGGCTTCACAACTTGGATCTCTTGATTTTATAAACGAAGGATCGACGCGTCGTAAGGAGATTCTTGGTAAGTTTATTGATCTGGATATATTTGCAAAAAAATATAAAATGGCAAATACCGATTCAACAGATCTAAAGGCTGCTTTAAAGCGCCTTGAAGGAAAAGACTACGATAAAGATATAAACGAAGCACAAGCAAAGGTCGCAGAACTAAAAGATAAATCACAAGTTCAAAGTTCTGAATGTGAACTAATAAAGGAAGAAACAAAAAAACTATCAGAGCAGATTACAGATATTGATGTACAGATTGGTTCGCTTCCGAAAATAGAAGTCGTAGATCTTTATGAAGCAAACAATGCTTTGGAGAAGATAAAACAGGAAATCCAATCTTTTACCGAAACAATCGGTAAGAATAATAAGTTTGTCGAGGAAAAGCAGGAGGCGCTCGATAAAGCGGCTAAACTTTTAGAAGAAATAAACATAAAAGAAGTAAGTGGACGCAAAGAAGCACTTGAAAAGGCAAACAAGGCTTTAGATAAACTTTTGCACGATGTTGTAGATCAGGAAAAAGAACTTAAAAAGGCAAATAAAGAAATAAAAATCCTAGAAGAAGTGCCTTGCGGTGATGGGTATTTGACGACTTGCAAGTTCTTGACCAATGCAAACTCTACAAAAGAAAACATTCCAGGAACAGAACTATCTATTAACTTGCTAAAGAAGAAAAAAGTTGAACTAGAAAAGGAAATAGAGTCCCTTAATCCAGAAGAAATAGAAAAATCTATTAGTGTTCACAGTGTCCTTCTCGAAAAACGAAGAAATATGGAGTCTCTTATTTCAGGTAAGCGGCTTGAGACAGAAAAACTAAACAATAAACTTATTCTCTCTTCAGCAAATGCCGATAAACTAGAAAAAAATATAGAAGATTATTTCAAGAATGAACAAGTAGCGCTGAAGTTAAAAGATTTGAAGTCTAAAAAGTCTGATTTACTCAATGAAAAGCAGTCTTTGACAAAAAAACTAACAGATTGCGAAGCAAATATATTAAAAATGCATCGCGAGATAGGTTCTCTTGAACAAAAGGTGCAAACCTTGGAAGAATCAAAGAGCGAACTGTTTAAGTTGAGAGAAGAATATACCGCGATTGCTATGTTTGAAAAGGCTATGCACAGTAATGGCATTAGTTATGACATAATCCGCAAAAAACTGCCAGTCATAAACGAAGAAATAGCAAAAATACTTGCTAACGTAGTTAACTTTGAAGTATTTTTTGAGGATGATGGTAAAAAACTAGATATTCTTATTAAGCATCCGAAGTACGATCCTCGTCCGATTGAACTTGGTAGTGGTGCCGAAAAGAGTTTGGCTGCTATGGCTATTCGTTTGGCGTTAACCAAGATCAGTTCATTACCGATCGGGGATATTATGATCTTAGACGAACCAGCAACCGCGCTTGATGAAGAAAATATGGAAGGTTTTATGAGAATATTAGATATGCTAAAAAGTCATTTTAAGACTATTATTTTGATTTCTCATCTTCCAGAACTAAAAGATGTTGCTGATGTTCAAATAACTATTGATAATATAGATGGATATGCTTGTGTGAAAATATAAAAATAAAATATTTATTTTAGATGAGCCATCTATTTATTGTAGATGAACCTATGTGGGTGTCTATGATGATTAGTGGAATATATAAAATATTAAATAAAATAAATGGTAAATTTTATATTGGTAGTAGTATTAATATAAAAACCAGATGGTCTAAGCACAAAAGTTTATTAAGAAACAATAAACACGACAACGAACATTTACAAAATGCTTGGAATATATATGGTGAAGATAGTTTTGAGTTTATAATATTGTATGAAGTTGAACAATGTCTTTTGTTGCAAGAAGAAGAAAATATTATAAAAAATTTAAATTGTTGCGATAGACAGATTGGATATAACAAAACAGAAAATACTCTTTGTCCGATGAGAGGAAAGAAGTTGAGCGAAGAAACGATCTGCAAACTAAGAGCCGCATCTACAGGGAAAAAACATACCGAAGAAACAAAACACAAGATTAGTCAATCAAATAAAAACAAAGTTGTTTCAGAAGAAACTAGAAGAAAAATGAGTGATGCTAAAAAAGGAAAAGAAATCTTACACAAAGAAAAACTTGATAATTCAAAAAAAACAAAACAATTTAGAGAAAAAATAAGTAAATTTGCAAAAACAAGAACTGGTATTAAAAATCCTAACTCTAGATTAAACTTGCAACAGATAGAGACTATAATGCAAGACTTAGAACAAAATATTTTAAAAATTCAAGAAATAGCAAACAAATTTAATGTTTCTCGCTCAACAATAAAAAGAATTAAATATAAACAAACTTACGTAGATTGATATTTATATTAGACGAGCCTGCAACTGCTCTTGACGAAGAAAATATGGAAGGATTTGTAAGAATCATTGATATGCTAAAGACACAGTTCAAGACAATCATACTTATTTCTCACCTAGCAGAGTTAAAAGATGTTGCTGACGTACAAATAACCATTGATAACGTTGATGGTTATGCACATGTGGAGGCATAAATGAATATGGGGAAGATAAAACAACAACTATTAGACCGATTGGTCGGAAAAGTGGTCAGCAGAAAACTTCTTGTATGGATAGTTGCTACTGTTGGTGTGCCGCTCCATTTTATTGACGGTGATCAGTGGATGCAGATTAGCATTATTTATATCGGATCACAGGCTGTTATAACGGGCATTACTGAATATGTTAGAGCCAGCAAAGGTTTACCGTCACGGGCTTCCGAAGAGGGATGAATATTCAAGCAGATATTATAGACGTAATCTTAACTTCACTAGGAATAGTGTTTATAATCTCTTATGCATTGGAGATGTTATATGGTGAAAAGAAATAAAGTTGGATTTTTTAATAGAATATTGAACACAATAAAAAGAAACTGGTATTTATTTGTTATAGCCGCTCTAGGAATAGTAATATTCGGCATGACATATATTCACGGTGGGAAACTGTCTGGATTAATCAACTCTCTTGGAACTTTATCCGATAACTATAGAAAACAAGTTAAAACAATCGATAAGTTATCTGAAAAAAAATCTGCTAGCGACAAGAAGGCAATAAAAGATAGTAAAAAAAATCTGAAAGAGATAGAGGCAAGAGGAAAAGAAAGTTTAGAAAATATTGAAAAAGAAAAGCAGAAAACGGTTGATAATCTGAAGAAGAAGAAATCAAAAGAACTAGCCAAAAAAGTAAAAGACGAGTTTAAGTTATAAAAATGAACACAAATGAATATATCTACAGAGCGTTCGTTATAGATGTCCACGATGGCGATACATGTACCGTTGATATTGACTTAGGTTTTGGTATATGGATGCGAAATCAAAAATTAAGATTTTATGGAATAAATGCTCCGGAGTTAACGGGAGAGCAAAAGCAATCCGGTTTAAAATCCCGCGATTACGTTAGTTCTCTCATATTAAACAAAGAAGTGCTGATAGAGACTCAAAAAGACAAAAGTGAAAAGTATGGCAGATGGTTAGCGACAATATGGATAGATGGAACTAATCTAAACAAAAAGTTGGTAGAGGAAGGCTTTGCAAGAGAATATCTTGTAAAATAAAAAAATGAAAACATTATGCTTAATAATATCATTAACGTTATCTTCAGTTTGTTTCGCTCAAACAGCAGTAGAAAAAGGACAACCATCCCCAGACGATGGTGTGTTTCTAACAAATGAAGAAGCAGCAAAAATACTCGCAGAAAAAGAAGCATGCGAAAAAAGATGTCAAGTTAATATTAAAACAGAAGTAGAAAAACAGAAAACAAACTGCGAAACTGAAAAAAATCTTTTAAAAAATGAACTCGACTTTCAGAAAAATAAGTTTGACGAAATAATCGCTCTTCGCGACAAACAGGAAGAAGAGTTGATCCGAAAAATAAAAGAGCAAAACAACGGACTATATTGGTTTCTTGGTGGTGCTGCTGTTGGAATAGCAGTGGCAGCCGGAACTGTATTAGTGGTTGATTTTATACAAAAATAATATGGATAAAGATTGGGATTACATAGCGGGAGTTGAGCGCGCCATAAAAGAAAAATATGGCGACGCAGCAATACACAACCCAAAAGCAAACTGGAATGAAGAAAAAGAAAAAAAGTACGTTGAACAAGTAAAAGAAAGAGCCGATTCAATCAAGGAAAAAGCCGAAAAACAAGAAACAATCCAAGAAAATGGGTTTTTATTAAAGAAAAAACTAGTTATTAGCAAAACTACTCGGGTTTGTCCCGTCACAAACTGTAACCGTTATTCTTTTAGTATAAAAGATGATGTTTACATGAACAAGTTTGGGTGTTGCCATGAGTGCTACATTCAACATGTGGAAGGACGAGAGGACCTGTGGGGCGAAAGAAAGAAGGTGATTACAAATGATACTAGCAAAACTTGAAGAGGCACTTAAGGCGCTAGAAGGCTGCAAAGAAGATTGTGCAAAAGTTCAAAAAGGCAATCGTTCTGCTGCAACTCGTTTGCGTAAAGATGTAGCCGTTGTTGCAAAACTATTAAAAGAACTACGTGCCGCAGCACTTGAAACTGTTAAAGAAGCAAAAGCAGCAAAAGAAGAGTGATTCACTCGGAGGTTCAACGATGTCCGCAGAACTTATGGAAATAATAAAAGGCATATCACAGGTAATGGCAAATACCTATGATGGTGCGCGTGATGAAAAAGGTGAAAAGATCAAAGCCGGTTTACGCCGCGAAGAAGGTGTTGATTTCCACAAGTTTAATGGAACCTCTGCAGAGTGTCGTCTCCTAGATGGATTCAGGGCTCGTGTTGGATTTTATGCAGACAAAGATGGTGCATGGCCATGTTTAAATGTGAGTTATCACACCGAAGTTAAACTTGAAGAAGCACACGATCCAAAACTAGAAGAAGAAGTGGAAGAACGTATTGCTGATGCTGTTAAATATCTTAAAAAAGAGTTTAAGAAAGTAACAGGTAAAGAACTGGTCGCCGATAAACAGGGCGATCCTGAAATGCGTTTAGAACAAACTTCGCGGATCCGCACCTTTGTTACGGCAAAGTGTTGCTACAAAATCGGCGGTGTTGAAATGCCTAAGTTAGAAAATCCGTCAGACGTTAAACGCTCCGAAGAACTTCAAAAATGGTTAGCATTAGGTGGGCTTAAAAAATGAAAATAACTAAATCAAGATTATTAGAAATCATAAAAGAAGAAGTTGCTTTATATACAAAAAGCAAACAACAAAGTTTATATGAGTTTAATGTTGTTGATTTAATGGAGATGCTCAATGAAGAGCCAGCCGATAAAGACGATGATGGACAAATATCGAAAAAAGAGTTTGAAGAAATAGTCGACTCGGAAGAAGAACATGCTGGATTAGAAGAAGTGGAACAGGTCAAACACAAAGGTAAAACCTATAAAGCGTCGGCATCCACAATGAAGGCTATTAGAGGTGGTGGCGGTGGACCTGGAAAAGTAACACCAGCCGAGTTTAAAAAAGCAGTTGATCAAGCAAAAAGTTGGGCAGATGATCCGGAAGCGGTTGCAGCAGCAGGAAGATTAATCGCAAAGAAAAAAGCCGGCACCATGGAAGAATCAGATGTAGAAGAAGACAAACTGCTAGATCCAAAAACCAAAGAACCACTCAACAAACATAAAAAGCCAAAGCATTGATATGAAATATGGGACATTCTCTTACAAAAGAACAGGTAAAGGAAGAAATAAAAAAGTGTGGTAGAGATCCCACATATTTTATAAGCAACTATTGTAAGATATCTCACCCAGAAAAAGGCTTAATACCATTCGGTCTTTATGGATATCAAGAGCAAACCATAAAAGATTTCGAAGATTATCGATTTAATATCGTATTAAAAGCGCGACAACTTGGTTTATCGACAGCAGTAGCCGGATATATTGCTTGGATGCTTCTTTTCCGCAGACAAAAGAGCGTTCTTGTAATAGCAACAAAACTTGATGTTGCGGCAAACCTTGTAAAAAAAGTTAAAAAAATGATCAAATACGTTCCAGAGTGGTTGCGTATTGCTGAAATAAGTATTGATAATAGAAACAGTTTCGAGTTAAACAACGGTTCGTGGATCAAGGCTTCCTCAACAAGTGAAAGCGCTGGTCGTTCAGAAGCACTATCTTTGCTGGTGATAGATGAAGCGGCATTCGTAGATGGCATGGATGAACTTTGGAAAAGTATATTTCCCACGCTATCAACTGGTGGTCGCTGTGTCGCTATATCAACACCAAATGGTGTTGGTAACTGGTTTCACGAAACATATACAAACGCTGAAAACAAAACAAACGATTTTCATGCGATAAAACTAAACTGGGATGCGCACCCTGAACGCGATCGTGCTTGGTTTGAAGCAACCACGCGAAATATGAACAGGCGAGACGTCGCGCAAGAGTTGGAATGTTCATTTAATGCTTCTGGTGAAGGCGTAATCCATCCAGAAGATATGGAAAAGTTGCGCTCAATAACAGTTGAACCAAAATATCGTACCGGATTTGATCGCAACTATTGGATATGGGAAGAACACAGACCAGAGTTTAAATACTTAATGGTTGCCGACGTTGCTCGCGGCGATGGAAAAGACTATTCTGCCTTCCATATTATTAAAATCGAAACAATGGAACAAGTAGCAGAGTATCAAGGCAAAATAGCGCCAGATATATATGCAGATATGTTGTTTCAAACAGGAAAAGAATATGGAAATGCTCTTCTTGTTGTAGAAAATAATAATATTGGTTATAATGTTCTTGGAAAACTAATAGAAAGAAACTATCCAAATCTTTATTATTCTGTTAAATCAACTCACGAATACATAGAGCAAGTTCAAGCGGAATATATGAACAATTCTATCCCAGGTTTCTCAACAACCCCAAAAACCCGTCCAATGATTGTTGCTAAGTTGGAAGAATTTATCAGAAATAGTATAATTAAAATATATTCATCGCGCACAATAGAAGAATTGTCGACTTTTATATGGAACAACGGAAGACCGGAGGCGATGAGAGGAAGAAACGACGATTTAACAATGTCTCTTGCTATTGCTTGTTGGGTAAGAGATACCGCTTTAACTGTTGCAAAAACTGATGTAGAATATACAAAGGCAATGTTTAACTCTATTATGGTAGCAAATACACGAGTTCAAACAAAAATACCCGGGCAGGTAGGATATGATAGAAAATATAGCAATGATTCGGTAGACACCAAGCAGTTAAAAGAGTTCTATAATATGTATAACTGGCTTTATAAGGGATAATAAATGGCTGACAACTCAAAACCAATAAATCGTAGTGATATGAGAAACATTAATCCACGCGGGTCAAGGATTAACAGCGATAGAAACCCATATAATCCGGATAATAATCTTTTTAAGCGTTTAACAAGACTTTTCTCTGGTCCAATAGTAAACCGTCGTCAGCAACAATATAAAAGTGAGCGACGTCGCAGACTGGATAAATATCAGTTTCAATCTGCACAAGGTCAACAGTTCAAGAAGTCATCATATAACCCATTTGATTATGTCCACTCACAGAGTATGGCGAATCAAAACCGTGCTGAAAGATATGTTGATTTTGAACAAATGGAATACACACCAGAAATTGCCTCTGCATTAGACATATACGCAGATGAAATGACCACTAGCAACGAACTAGAAAAACTTTTATCAATCGATTGCCCAAATGAAGAAATAAAAAGCGTTCTACATGGGTTATATTATGACATTTTAAATGTAGAGTTCAACCTATTTGGTTGGTGCCGAACGATGTGCAAGTTTGGTGATTTCTTTCTTTATCTAGATATCGATGAGCGAGATGGAATAAAGAATGCTATTGGTATTCCACCATATGAAATCGAGCGCATTGAGGGCGAGGATGAGAAAAACCCAAACTATGTCCAGTTCCAGTGGAATAGTGGCGGTATGACTTTTGAAAACTGGCAACTAGCCCATTTCCGTATTCTTGGAAACGATAAATATGCTCCATATGGAACAAGCACATTAGAAGCCGCACGCCGCATATGGCGACAGTTGACACTACTAGAAGATGCAATGATGGCTTATCGCATTGTACGTTCAGCAGAACGCCGTGTGTTTTATATTGATGTTGGAAATGTCGCTCCAAACGATGTTGAACAGTTCATGCAAAAAGCAATGACCCAACTTAAACGCAATCAAGTTGTTGACGAAAAGACCGGACGTGTTGATTTAAGATACAATCCGTTGTCAATTGAAGAAGATTATTTTATTCCTATCCGTGGTCAGGCATCAACAAAGATTGAAAGTTTGGCTGGTGGTCAATATACTGGCGATATCGATGATGTTAAATATTTGCGCGATAAGTTATTCAGTGCACTAAAAATACCACAAAGTTATTTATCTCGTGGTGAGGGTAGCGAAGAAGATAAGACAACCTTGGCACAAAAAGATATTCGTTTTGCTCGTACAATACAACGCTTGCAGCGCTCGGTAATAAGCGAACTGGAGAAGATAGGGATTATACATCTTTTCGTTCTTGGATATAGAAACGAAGATTTAGTCAAGTTTAAACTAAAACTGAATAATCCATCAAAGATTGCAGAACTTCAAGAGTTGGAAACTTGGAAAACGCGTTTTGAAGTTGCAAGTGGCGCAACAGAAGGATATTTCAGTCGTCGTTGGGTAGCCAAGAAAATCTTCAACATGACTGATGAAGAGTTCTTACGCAATCAGCGTGAAATGTTCTATGATAGTAAGTTTAAGGCTGCAGTAGAAAAAGCAGGAGCAGATGTAGAAGCCGCAGCAGGAGATCAAGATAGTGGATTAGGTGGAATGGCACCATCAACGGGTGGAGAAGAAACCCCGCCAGTCGACTTAGGTGCATTAACGGCAGAACCAGAAGGTGCTGCTACAACACCAGATAATGCGGCGGCAGAAGCACCTGCTGAAACACCAGCAGGTGGCGGAGGAGAAAGTTCACTATTGGCAGCACCAGGTAAACGCGATGATCGCATGACAACTACGCCTGCTTCTAGGGGAAAACTATATCTTCCAGCCAAATATAAAGGTGGAGATCATAGACCACAAGGGGCACGTACAAGAAGTTATCAATCAAAGTTCAGTAAAGAATTGAGCGGAGGCTCAGAAAGAAACGTTTGGGGATCTGGCGCGCAAGAAATAATGGGCTTGTCTAATGGAATTTACGAAGAATATGAAAATAGTTATACTAAAGAGATACTTAGTGAAGGAAAAGAAACAAAAGAAGTGCCACTAGAACAAAAAATACTTCAGAACAATGATGATCTAAAAAAGTTACTCAAATCTTTGGAGATTAAGGATGCAGGAAAAAAAGATGATAAAAACAAAGCATAACAAAAAAAGAAACACTGCATTTCTTTATGAAGTTATTATTCGTGAAATAACTTCATCAATCATTGAAAAGAACAATGATAAAAAGAACTTCTTAATCGGCGTTCTCAAAGAGTTTTTTGGGACAAATAAGATATTAAAAAAAGAGTTAGATCTATATGGTGCCATCAACCAAACTCACGGAATGGATAAAGAGGTGGCAGAAAAACTTCTTCGCGAAGCAAAGTTTCAATACGAAACTCTAGATAAAAAAAATATTTTTAATCAACAAACAAAACTCATTAATGTGTTAAGCAGGTACTCAAACGGAAAAATATTTTCCAGATTTGTACCAGATTATAAAAATCTAGCAACAATATCTCAGGTTTTTAATAATAGTGTGCCAATAAAAGAAAAAATATTATTGGAAACGACGCTGGTTAATAAAATGGTATCTTCACAGGAAGAATCAGAAAAAGAAAAACTCCAGACAATTGACAGTCTAACTTATAAACTATTTGTTAAAAAGTTTAATGAACAATACAGCGCATCTTTATTGTCTGAACAAAAACAACTAATAACAAAATATGTTATGAGTTTTGCCGATAGTGGAATAGAGTTTAAACTTTTCCTAAACGAAGAGATAGAAAGAATAAAAAATGCACTGAAAAGTTCTGCAGGCAACAAAGAAATATCTGGCGATCCAGTGATGGCTAAAAAAACAAATCTCGTTCTTGAAAAAGTTGAAAAATATAAAGAGCGTCAAATAGATGTTGACATGATAAAGGAAGTGTTAAAAATCCAAAGTCTTCTTGGTGAGATGTCTAATGAAACAGAGGGAACCGTATAAATGGCTGATATAGAAGTTAAACTTGACGATCAAGACACGTCATCAGACTTTACTTCCGATATGGATACTGCCGATAAACAAGAAAAATCGGTTAAGTTTAACATTAAGTTGAAAGCAAGAAAAACGATTGATGGAAACATTATTGTGTCCGATCATCCGGATATCGATATCGTTATAATGCCAGAAAAAATGAAAGTTATTACATTTGCCAAAGATAATTTTGACGACACTGTTTATGAAACACAAAATCGAATGTTTAAATATCTTTTCAGAAAAGGTGTATTAGTACCAGATAGCGTTTGTGGTAGCAATGTTTATGGTTCTTTGGAAGGAAAAATCCAGCAACCAAAACAAGAAATACCAATCGATGACCTCATGTTGATGTTGGTTGGAAAGTTTATAGAACAAGAAAAACCATCATACATGTACCAAAAATCACTTGAAGACGTGTTTGTTGATAATGTAACAAATCCAGGCGAAGAAAACAGTACAGAGTTGGGAGAAGTCCCAGCGGCAACAGAAAAAGGTTCTGTACCAATTCATCAAGTTCGTCGTTATGCGTACGGTCTATGATGAACTTAATAGTTTTTATTCTTGCTTGTGCGGGACTAACACAAATACTTTGCTATGCAAAGATATTTGACAATATCAGACCACAAAAAGGGTTCTTTGGTGAACTCTTTTCTTGTTCTATGTGTATTGGTTTTCATGTAGGATATTCTCTCTTTTTGTTGTTTTGGCATTTTGATATAGTGCTGTTTCCAAATATATTTGCCGGGTCATTTATATTTGCCGCTATATCATCTTTTACAAGTTATTTCTTAGATAAAGCGATAAGCGATGAAGGAATCGCAATAAAAGCGGGCAATAAAGCAAATATTAAAGACTATCCATATGATAAATGGGTATGAGCAGCATATTTATTGTGAAGAGGTGTATATGCGAAATACTGGTTTAACAAACATTTCGATTCGTAAATGGTTTCTACCTTCAACAAACGTAAGGCGTTGCTGTAAGGGAAGTTAAGTCGTGCAGGTTGCGCCTGCTTATATATTTATAAACTGGGAAACTTTTAAAATGAAGATATCAAGAGAAGAACTACAAGAAATCATCAAAGAAGAGTTAACAAAACTTATTAGTGAAGAAAAACTCGATGAAGGTTTTTTAGATAAACTATTGGGAAAAGATTCTGTTAAGTTTGGTGATTTTGTAACTGGAGATGAAATAAAGAAAAAACTTGATGTTGTCCAACAAGCGCTCGGACAACTACGTGGCTTGGCTGCAAAACAAGACAATAAGCAACTCGCCCTAGGAATAACAAATATTTCAGACAACGTTGCACAGTTATATGGCATGACAACCCCAGCCGGCGAAAAACTTCAAACGATTGACTCTGAGTTTCTAAAAAACTTAAAAGATAGACTCGAATCTGGTAGCAAGAAGGATAGCAGAGCAAGACTTATGAGTGTTTTAGCAAAAATATCCCCAGAAACAAAAAATGTTCCAGAAAACACAGAACAGTTAAGGGCTCTTGTGTTAAGTAAACTACGTGGCATGCCAGATCCAGAAATGTATGGAAAAAAGAAGTTTAGCCCAGCAGTTGGAAGAGCGTCATCTGTTGCTTCATCTGCAAAACTTGAAGAAGGCGAAGCAGAAGATGAGTAAAATATCCGAACAACAACTAAAAGAAATAATACGCGAGGAACTGCAAGAACAGGGTATTCTTTCTAAAATAGGCAAATGGTTCAAAAAAACCCCACAGCCGGGAGTGACAGATCCTGGAGTTTTTGATAAACCAACTGCCGTTTCAAAACCACCAGAAGCCACAACTTCTCCGGTACCTACACTAGACGAACCAGAAAAGGAAAAGCAGTCTGCTGCTTCTTCTGTGTCCGCCGAACCACAACAACCAGCAGCAGGACAGCCAGAACAACAGCCACAAGAGCCCAGAAGTATTAAGCCACCTAAAGGCGCTAGAGACATTAAAGGCAGTGTTGAGTACAAAAAATCTATGTCTGATTTATCTTCAATTTTATCAAAAGCAGAATTTATTAAAAGCGACATAGCACAAAAAATAGTTAATGATATACACTCATTAATGGGTAATGGAAAATTTAGCACTCTCGTACTAAAAGAACAAGAACATATATTAAATATTTCACAAATCTTGGATAAAAATGGCATAAAAGGAACTTTTAAAATCAAGTTGTTAAAATTAATAAGTGATTGGGCTGCAGCCAATAGTAAAATAGTAAAAAATGAAATTGGAAAGTCCTTAAGTCAAGTTCCTACTGTACAAACAACACAGCCGGCAAAACCAGTTACTGCTCCTTTGCAAAAAGGGATGGAAAAAGCAGGTGGAAGACTTGGCGAGTCTGTAGAAAATAAAATATATGATAAATGGAAAAGATTAGTAAAAGGTTAATATATGAACAAGTTTCTATTACGCGAATACTTTGAACTTTGTGAAGGCGGTGTTTGTCAGGATTTATTGACAGAAGCCGAAAAAGTATTTGTTAAAAGCGGCGGAATGATGCTTACAGGTGTGATGCAACGCGCTGATGCAAAAAATGGAAATGGTCGTGTATATCCAGAAAATATATTACGCCGCGAAGTAGAAAACTATAAAAAACTAGTTTCTGAAAATCGTGCCCTTGGAGAACTAGATCATCCAGATGAAAGCGTGATCAATCTTAAAAATGCCTCGCATATTGTTACAGACATATGGTGGAACGGCAAAGATGTAATGGGTAAAGTAAAAGTATTATCAACACCATCTGGGCAAATATTAAAATCACTTGTTGAAAGTGGAGTTAAACTTGGTATATCATCGCGCGGCTTGGGCAGTGTAAAAGAAAGAGTGGGATTAACCATGGTTGAAGATGATTTTCAACTTATATGTTTTGACTTTGTAAGCGAGCCATCAACAATTGGGGCTTTTATGAACTTAAGTGAGAGTAAAAAATCTCCAAATATTTTTACAAAAGCGGATAGAATAAACCGTTTACTAAACGATATTGTGGGTGTTGAATGAAAAAAAGTGAGTTAAAGGAACTGATCAAGCCGATTGTAAAAGAATGTGTTGAAGAAAGTGTGCGCGAAATAGTGTTAGAAAGCGGGCTTCTTTCTTCTGTTATTAATGAGGTTGTTAGGGGAACGTTACCGCTATTAGTTGAAGCGGCAAGCAAACAAGAAGCCAGAATAGAAACCCCAAAACAAAAACAACCACCAAAAAATAACGAGTTGATGGAACAACTAAAACGAGAAAGACAGCAAACGGCATCAGAATATGCACAGCAAAATGCTGCTGTTGCAAGTTCTCTTTCAATGAAGGTGGGTAATATAGATGTATTTAAAGGTACAAAACCTGCTCCAGCAGAAACAGTTAATGAGGGAGTTGCAAATCCGCTCGGTGGAGTTGACCCTCGTGACCCCGGTGTTGATATTAGCCGCCTACTTGGTGGCAAAAAGTTTATTAATGTAAAATAACGAGGCAAAAATGAAAGTAAGTTTAGACGAAGTCGGTGGAAATGTAGATAAAATGATAAAGCGTTTTCTTAAAAAAACAAAGAAAATGCGAATCGTAGAAGGATGTCTAGAAAGAAGATATTATATGAAGCCTTCTGCTAGAAAAAACGAAGAACGTAGACGCCGCGCAAGGATATTGGAAAAAGAAAAACAAGCGCTTCCAAAAGAAGATTGAAGAATCTAATTAATAGATTGTAAACTGGAGGCTGGATGGCTAAAATAGTTGTCAAAACCAATGGTGAAATATCCAGTTCCGCTGGTATTATTATACCCAGCGGTTTAACTATTTCTGGAAATGTAATAATTGGCGACAATTTTACAGACACATTAACAGTTAATGCAGCCGCCACTTTCAATGACGACTTAACAGTTATCGATACTATTTCTGGATCGATTGGTAGGTATACATCGATAACTGGCTCGATTGTTACCGGCTCAACAGCACAGTTTACAACTGTAACTGGTTCAATTGTTACTGGATCGTCTGCTAGATTCAATAATATCACAGGAACAATACTGTTGGCGAATGCAACAGAGTTTGTTACTGGGAGTTTAAGTGCTGGTGAGAGAACGAATTTACAAAATAATACAAAAATATATTCTTTTGGTTCAATAACTGCACAAAGTGGCACAGCAGCAGCACCGGCATTTAATTTTGGCGCACAACCTGGCAGTGGAATGTTCTGGGCTGCAAATGCTCAAGTGGGATTTTCTGCCAATGGAACAGAAGTTATGCGTTATGTTAATGACGCAAATAGTCCAAAATTAGGAATCAATCAAAACTCTCCAACAGGTCTTTTACACGCTACTTTATCAACATCAACGCCAAATCTAGCAAAAATCATAGTAAGCAACCCAACTGCGGGAAACACAAATATTTCTTATGATCTGCAAGGTGATCAAAGTCTCAATATAAGGCTATTAAATATTCCACATAATGCAACTGCTTTTGGAGAGTGGACTCGCGGTGGAGTTTTGCATGCCAGTGGTTCAACAGCGCTATCAAATGATTCTAATCTGCATTATTCTGCTGTAACTCATAAGTGGTATAGAAACGCGGGATCTGGTTCTGCTGATAGGACAATGACACTAAATTCAAGTGGCAACCTTGGGATAGGAAACTCATCGCCAAATGCAAAACTAGATGTCAATGGAAACGCAATAGTTTCCGGAAATCTTACCATAACTGGTTCAACGGCGCTAGCAACAATAAGTGGAACAACTGCACAGTTTACAACTATAACTTCTTCATTTACTGGATCTGGTGCCGGTCTATATAACCTAACTGCATCTGGTATATCTAACTTTACAAATGATGTGCGCGCACAGTTTAGTGCTGGTACAAACATAACAATCGCTAATGGTATTATATCATCAACCGGCGGTGGTGGTGGCGGAGGATCTGCTGATCTTGGATTAGTTAAGAATGTCGTATTTGTTACTGGATCTACGGTTTTAACAAATGACAATCACGTTGTTTTAGTTAACTGCAGTACGCAATCTATAACCTTAACTCTTCCCTCTGCTTCTTCTGCCGGCATTAGAAATTTTATCGTGAAGAAAATAGACTCTACCAGCAATAACGTTACAATATCCGGCTCAACAACAAGTGAAAAAATAGATGGAAATAATAGTATTTCTTTCTATACTCAATATGAGTGTTTTACGATAATCAGCGACGCAACTTCTAGTTGGTACATCGTCTAAAATCCTCTTGATATAACACACTATATCTATTTGTCTTTAGATCGATTGCTAACTATTTACTAGCAACGCAACCAGTGTATCGCTGGTATGTTGTATTTTTATAAGGGAGATAAATAAATATGTCAAAACAGAAAGGTTTTGCAGTTATATCTGGCTCTAGCACAGTAGTAGCCAAGATAATGGAAAATGGGACCGTAGTATTCGGTCAGGATAAGCCAGTAAATCTACGCGTAAGCGGTACACTGGTTCTTGATCTTTCCGGTTCAGCAGGTGGTACTGGTAAGGTACTACACGTAGACGCAGCCGGCAGTGCTTCTTTAAGCAAAGTTGCTGCTAGTAATGTAACGGTAAATGCAGTTGGTGGTGTATCTGGTGATAACGTCCAAGCAATATTGGAAGGTTTACAGAGCAATATTAGTGCTCTAGATACTGGTGCGAGCCAGGATCTTTCTAGCCTCGAGGCTCGCCTCTCTGGTGAAGAAGTTTCACGTTCTTCTGGCGACACTAGTCTCACTAGTAGACTTTCAGGTGAAGAAAGCACCCGCGCTGCAGCAGTTAGTAGTTTAAACACTGCTTTAAGTACTGAAGTAGCAAGTTTAGATACTGTTATTTCTAACGAAGTTTCTAGTTTAGAAAGCAAAATTAACGACGACATTAGCAGTCTAGTTAATGGTGCACCAAGCGTACTAGATACCCTCAAAGAACTCGCTGATGCGATTAGCGGCGACGCAAGTTTCGTATCAACAGTATTCAGCAAGGATTCTAGTCTAGAAGCAGCCATTTCTTCAGAAGTGTCTGCCCGTGAAAGTGCAGTAACCTCATTGCAATCGGCTCTTGAATCATCGGCATCTACCGATTTTGCAAGTGTTGATACACGTTTAAGTGCAGCAGAATCTACCGAAGCAGCAGATGTAGATAGTCTTGATTCAAGATTGTCAACTGCCGAAGCGGATCACGATTCAGACGTACTCAGCATTGATAATAGACTTTCAACTGAAGAAAATGCTCGCGGTTCAGCAGATACCAGCCTAACCAGCCGCCTATCAACTGAAGAAAATGCCCGCGCTAGCGCAGATTCTTCATTAGAATCTAAACTTAGTGCTGACATGTCTGCCGAAGCAAGTATTCGTGCAAGTGCTGATAGCAGTCTAACCAGCCGCTTGTCAACCGAAGAAAGCGCTCGTTCAAGTGCCGATGGTAGTATCGACGCTCGTGTAAGTGCAGAAGAAAGTACACGCGCTGCAGCAGATACCAGCCTAACAAGCCGTTTATCAACTGAAGAAAGTGCACGTACAAGTGCAGTATCAAGTGTTGATAGTCGCGTTTCATCCGAAGAAAGCGCTCGTGCAAGTGGAGACAGCAGTCTCGCTTCCGCTCTCTCGGCTGAATCTTCGACACGCGCAAGTGCAGACAGCAGTCTAGCATCTGCCGTTTCAGCCGCAGAAAGTTCTGCTAACAGTTATACCGATTCAGCAGTTGCTGCATTGGTTGATAGTGCACCAGAACTTCTCAACACACTAAATGAACTTGCTGCAGCACTAGGCGATGACGCAAACTTCGCTACAACCGTAACAAGTACCATTGCTTCTAACGTTGCAAGTATAGAGGCAGTAGTATCAGGTGAAGCAAGTACTCGTGCAAGTGCAGATTCTTCATTAGAATCGAAACTTAGTGCCGATATGTCTACCGAAGCCAGCACCCGTGCAAGTGCTGACAGTAGCCTAACAAGTCGCTTATCATCTGAAGAAAGTGCCCGTGCAAGTGCAGATTCTTCACTTGAATCAAAACTAAGCGCTGACATGTCAACTGAAGCCAGTACTCGTGCAAGTGCTGACAGCAGTTTGACCAGTCGTTTGTCATCTGAAGAAAGTACTCGTACAGCAGCAGTTTCAAGTGTTGATTCTCGTGTTTCAACCGAAGAAAGTGCTCGTGCAAGTGCTGATAGCAGCCTAACAAGCCGCTTATCAACCGAAGAAAGTGCACGTACAAGTGCAGATTCCAGTATTGATGCTCGTGTCAGCACTGAAGAATCAACACGCGCTTCCGCTGATAGTAGTCTAACAAGTCGTCTATCAACTGAAGAAAGTGCACGCGCAAGTGCAGACAGTAGTCTATCAAGCGCTCTATCAAGTGAAGAATCATCCCGTGTTTCTGGCGATGCATCCGTATTAACGTCTGCAAACAGTTACACAGATTCTGCTGTAGCGGCTCTTGTTGATTCTGCTCCAGCACTTCTTGATACACTAAATGAACTTGCTGCAGCACTGGGCGATGATCCAAACTTTGCTACAACTGTAACAAGTACGATCGCCAGCCACAACGCAGCGTTGTCAAGCGATATTTCAACCGAAGCAAGTACTCGTGCTTCTGCTGATAGCAGCCTAACAAGTCGCTTATCAACCGAAGAAAGTGCACGTTCCTCTGCTGATAGTAGTCTAACAAGTCGCCTATCAACTGAAGAAAGTACTCGCGATTCAGCCGATAGTAGCCTAACAAGCCGTCTATCAACTGAAGAGAGTGCTCGTACTTCTGCTGATAGTAGCCTAACAAGCCGTCTATCAAGCGAAGAATCAGCGCGCGCGGCAGGAGATGATTCTCTTGATACTCGCCTCGATAATGTTGAAGCAACCACTCTTGTAATCAATGGCACAGCCAATGAAGTTACAGTAACTGGTTCATTCGCATTTGGTGTTGCAAATACGTTCACAATCGGTCTACCAGATGATGTAACCGTTGCTGGTAACCTAACTGTAAATGGAAACGCAACACTAGGTGATAGTTCTGCTGATCAAGTGACTGTTAACGGTAAGTTCCAGGCTCCTAAGTTTACCGCTCTAACAATCCCAGCAGCATACACCTCTGGTGATCAGTCGGCTAATAATGGACATATGTTCTATCTTGATGCCGCTGATGATGCTGTAGCCGCCTTCCCACAGGGACAGAAATGGTACTTCTGTGAAGACGGTGAATGGCATGCAAGTCCATTCTTTGCTGAATGATAGTATAATATAAACTACTTGTTTTAGTTTAGCCGGCGCCTTAGTGGCGCCGGTTTTTTTGTGTTTATTAAAAAAAATGCTGTTTTTTTGGCTAAAATAGCATTTTGTTCCATATTTATAAGCGTAGCAAGCGAGTAATATATGTCTAAAGGGCTTTCTGTAGTAAGCGGTTCAACTCACGTACACAAACTATTAAGCGACGGAACAGTAAGTTTTAGTGGTTCTGTACAAATCACCGGAACAATAATACCGGAAGGTGATGGCGCGCGTTCATTAGGTTCTGACGAAAAAAGATGGTCAGATGTTTATGCAATACAAACAACAGTTGGTGCGGTTTTCGAAACTGGTCTTACAACTATTGGATTGGGAGAGTATCCAACTGGAACTGTTGTTATTTGGGAAAGTGGAAAAGTAAAGCCATGTAATACAAAAGAAGACTGCAGAGTTGTTGGAGCAACAAAGCATGGAAAAGATCAACCTATTATATTAGGCGCAGAATATGTGTTGGTAACAGGAAAAGTCAAAGAGGGAGACTGGATAGTTACCAGCGAAACGGCGGGACATGGTTGTGCTGCAAAAATATACGGCTTTTTTGGCAAAAGACGTGATTTATTTGGAAAAGTAATAGGTCAAGCGCTTGAAGATTCTGATGCTGAAAGTGCACTTATTAAATGCTTTATAAAGAAAATCTAGTTTTTAACGCAAAAATGGCATCTTATAAAAAATAAAACTATTTATTTCAGATAAAAGTGTATTTTCTCTAGGAGTATGTTTAATGAGTAGTTCAAAATTATTAGAACAAGCAATAGTTGACGCACAAGCATTACGTGATGCCGCGTTTAAAAGTGCGCAAGAAACTCTTTTGGAAAAATACGCCCCACAAATAAAAGAAGCAGTTCAGCAACTGCTAGAACAAGAAGAAGAGACGCCAGATGCCGATACTGCTAGTCCAACAGATGCATTGGCCGGTGGGCAATCTGATATGCCATTAACTGATTTTGGTGGAAGCGCTGAAACATCGATGGGTAAAGGCAAAGTTGCTGGAACAGCAAATGAGTTACCATTAGCGGCTACTGACGGTGAAAAACTATGTCCTTGCCCAGATGATGACAAAGAAGTCGAAGTAGAACTAGATTTAGGCGCTCTTGCCGATCAACTAAGCGATGAAGCAGAAGAGGAAGAAGCACCTGGATTAGAATCCGGTCCAGCAACAGGTATGATGGGTTCTCCACAGGCTGCTGGTGGTGCTACCGCTCTTCAAGAAGATATTGAAGAAGTAGCCGGTGATAAGATGATGTCATTAGGCGAAGAAGAACTTCTTGAAGTTTCATTAGACGAACTTTTGACCACAGAAGAACAGTTAGAAGAAGATGAAGTCGAAGAAGCGAAAGATGGCGTTCCTGAAACCGAAAGGGAAAAAGAACTTGCAGCAATGGCGCCACCAAAAAACAAGATCACACGCGGCGATGTAGTTGCAGCAAAAATAGCAAGCGGCAAAAAAGAAGAATCATTAAGCGAATCAAAAGCAAAACAACTATTAACCGCATCTACCGAACTATTAAAAGAACACAAGTCTCTCCTGAAATCAGTCGAGAGCAAAGATGAAAAAATCAAACAACTGTTGGATGAGAACAAAAAATTCGCATCCACTATAGAAGAAATGTCGCAAGCATTTAAGAAACTTGAAGAAGTTAATCTTACAAATGCCCGACTCTTCTATTCAAATCAGGTCTTGAAAAGCGCCTCCTTGAATGAGCGACAAAAAAATCACATTGTCGATGCTGTTTCAAAGGCTGATTCTGTAAATGAGGCAAAAACGGTATATGAAACACTGGTCAATTCAGTGGGTGCACCATTAGACAAAGAAAGGTCACCAAAATCACTGAATGAAGCAATCAGCAAAAAGAGTTCATTCCGTCTGCCTCACAAGCAAGCAGAACAACCCGCAGATCCAAATAAAGATCGCTGGTTAAAATTAGCCGGTATTAAATAATACCAAATATACTTTAAGGAGTTTAAAAATGTCAGTTATCAAACGTTTAACAGAAGGCGTAGTAAAACGTGACCTCGAAAAAGAAGGTGGCGCTCTACTATCAAAATGGTCAGAAACAGGTCTATTAGAAGGTATTGGCGATGAAAAAGCCAAGGCTTCAATGGCTCGTCTATTAGAAAATCAGGCTCAGGAACTACTCCGCGAAGCCAATACAATGACAGGAGGTGATGTAGAAGGTTTTGCCGCCGTAGCGTTCCCAATTGTACGCCGCGTGTTCGGTCAGTTGATTGCTAATGAACTCGTTAGCGTACAGCCAATGAGTTTACCAAGTGGACTTATCTTCTTCCTAGACTTCACCTTTGATCGTACACGTTCAGGTGCAGTAGTAAGTTCATCACTATTCGGTGGTGGCGTAGTAGGTTCACAGTTAACCGGTGGTGTTAGTCTTTCCGGTCTTAATGCTGAAAACTCACTTCGTGCATTAAACAACGGTTATTCACTCGATACCGGTTCGAACAGTGTCACATGTACATTGGTTGCCAGTGGTACTTTTGGTACCGGCGATGTTGCTCTAGATAAACTTTGCAAGTTTGATCCAGATGTTGCCGTAAGTTCGTCCGTAGCAGTGTTTACTGTTTTGGCAAGTGCACTTTCACAACTAGATCGCACCAATCTTATTGCGATCTCGGGTACCTTTGAAAGTGGTTCATTAGTACGTCGTTTAAGTACTGCCGCTGATTCAACTGGTGCTGCAATGGGTGGAGAAGCATTTACCCATGTTCGTCTAGTTGTAGTTGGTACTGGTGCTGCAAGTCTAGCAACTGGTGCTCGTGCATTAACTTGGCCATTACGTGATGCTCTTGGTAATGTTGGTGCTGGTGCAATCGGTGCTATCGTCGCCTCACAGGTAACCTTTGAAGGCGAAGCAAACATTCCAGAAATCGACATCAAAGTTGACAGTGTCGCTGTAACTGCTAAGAGTCGCAAACTCAAAGCCAAGTGGACACCAGAACTTGGTCAAGATCTCAATGCTTACCACAATCTAGATGCAGAAGTTGAGTTGACCTCAATTCTCAGCGAACAGATTGGTCTTGAAATCGATCAGGAAATGTTAGGTGAACTAGTACGTGGTGCAACTGCTGCAACCCTATACTGGTCACGTCGTCCGGGTAAGTTCCTTGATCGTACAACCGGTGTAGCAATCGCCAACGGTTCAACCGATCTAAATGGCGCTGACTTTACCGGTAACGTAAGTATGTGGTATGAAACCCTCGTTGAAACAATCAACGATGTATCAGCCGCTATCCACCGTAAGACACTTCGTGGTGGTGCAAACTTCGTTGTTTGCGGACCAGAAGTTGCTAACATCCTTGAGTTCACCACTGGATTCCGTGCAAACGTAGTCCATGATGATGCCAAGGGTACAATCGGTGCAGTCAAAGCCGGTTCACTAAGCAAGAAATGGGATGTATTTGTTGATCCGTACTTCCCACGTAACATCGTGCTCGTAGGTCGTAAAGGTTCCAGTTTCCTTGAAAGTGGATTCGTTTACGCTCCATACGTACCACTACAAGTTACGCCAACCATCTTTGGTACCGAAGACTTCGTACCACGTAAGGGTGTTATGACTCGTTATGCCAAGAAGATGGTACGTCCAGATATGTATGGCTTGGTGGTAGTCGAAGATCTTCTAGGTTGATCTTAAAATAATCTAGATGAGAAAGCCCGCCTGAAATATGGCGGGTTTCTTTTTCTATCGTCGTCATATCATCTTGTCAACAAAAACATAAAAGAATATTCAGAGTTTTTAGAACTATATATATGTGTTACGCTGTTATCTAGCAGCACATTAATGGAGACATAAAATATGTTTTTTTATAAAGAAGTTGTAGTAGAGAATCCTTTTGAACTAATCACTACTGGTGTTGAAGATTTTGAGGCTGCCGGTGGATGGTTATAAAGAATTTTGCTTTTTAAAATATAAGGAGAAATAAAAAATGGCTTATTCAGATTGGAGTATTTATTTGCCAAACAATGGCTATGCGGCACAAAGCGCTAAGGCGTATGGCAATGATTTTCCAGCACCAACTGGCAACAGCGGCTATTATTGTCGTGAATTAGTAGAGAGTGCAGAAATATATGCATCTGGTTCGCAATTTATCAATGTTAGCAGTGAATATGCGATAAGAGTTCAGGCGCTTGTCAAGGGCAATATAATGTTGTATATAAATGCCGGCACGATTAATGGCTACCAGCATAATGGATTTACTTTCCGAGTGGGTGCATATTACTGGATGTCGCAAGTAGTGATGGAGGGTGCGCAAGGAAACAGTGTTAATGTGCACAGTATATCAGATGGTACTATTCAATTTCCAAATACTAACTGGAACAGCATTAGATTTACTTTATATCCAATAAATGAAACCCAAGACAGGGTTATTGGAGAAGTAGAACAGGGAATTGGAAGCGGCATATGGCTTAAATCATTTACCGGATCAAACGGGATGACGGCTACAATGGATGCCGTTATGAACAACCAACCGGGTGTCGCTGGACGTCGAGTCGGTGTGCGCGCTGGTGGTGGCACAGGATATGTTGATCAACTAAGTGTGTCCTTGGCGGCATTACCAGTTGCTATACCCTGATAAAAATAAAATATATTATTTTCAAGAGCATCCAGAAATGGGTGCTTTTGTTTTATTGAACAAAGAATATGTTTAAACTATTTATATTAAGTCGCGCGAGGTAATAACATAGATGTCTGTTCCTATTTTAACTCCTAAAAGTCAAACAAGTGCAATAGCGTTGCCGATAACTGGTACATATGAAAATGTTACTGCAAGTTTGCCACTTGGCGTATACGCTGATAGTGCTGATTTTGTTAGTGGAGCAGTAGATCAAGTTGCTTATACCTATAAAATGATAGGTGGAGACGTTCTTGATATCGAAATAACAGAAGGACAAGTATATGCCAGTTATGAAGACGCTGTGCTAACATATTCTTATCTTGTCAACTTGCATCAAGCAAAAAACTCAATAGGTTCTCTACTTGGTTCTCCAACTGGAAGTTTTGATAGTGATGGCGAAATAAAAAGCGGAAGCGCACTTTATGATCTTGTAAGCGGCTCTGGACCATTAAATCTAACTTATCCGATGTATGATATTACCGCTGTTCGCGATATTGCGGACGCATTCTCACACGAGGCTGGAGTTGGTGGCAAGATAGATATTTACTCGGCATCTTTTGATGCATTACCAACAATACAAGATTATGATTTACAGGCTGTTGTTGAAAACTTATCAACAAATCCAAGTTCTTCTCTTTACGGAAAGATACCTGCTGGCTCTAGAATAACAGTTAGAAAAGTTTATTATAAATCTGCGCGTGCTATGTGGAGATTTTATGGTTATTATGGTGGCTTAAACGCAGTAGGAAATCTTTCAACATACGGTCAATATGCAGATGACAGTACTTTTGAGATTATTCCTGCCTGGCACAACAAGTTACAAGCCATGGCTTACGAAGATAACATCTATACCAGAATATCGCATTATTCTTATGAAATAAAAAACAATAAGTTAAGAATATATCCACAGCCAGATTCTACTGATATTCATCAATATTGGTTTGAGTTTTCTGTTTCTGCCGGCAATGGAGCAAACGTCGGAATAGGTGCACTTTCTGGTTCATCTTATTTGTCCGTGCAGGGCAAAGATGCAAGAATCGGTGGCGTTAATAACATAAACAGCCTGCCTTTTTCAAATATACCTTTTGATAAAATAAATGCGATCGGTAAGCACTGGATTCGTCGCTATGCTCTTGCGGTTGCGAAAGGAATGCTAGCAGAAGTTCGTTCAAAGTTTGCAAACATTCCTATTCCCGGTGAGAGCATAACGTTAAATGGCGCTGATTTGCGCGCGCAAAGTAAAGAAGAAAAAGATGCATTAAAAGAAGAACTATTGAAGATTCTTGAAGACACAGATTATGCAATATTAGCAGAGAAGAGAGCATCGATCAACGATAATGCGAATAAGATACTTTCTTCCATTCCGAATGCTATATTTGTGGGGTAGTTAAATGAGTGATGATAACAAGTGGAAGCAACCAGAACAACCACCGCCACCACTTTTTCTTGGTAAAAAAGAAAGAGATCTAACCAAACAAATCAATGATGAAATCATTGAAAGAGTTATTGGTCAAACTATTATATATTTTCCAATAAATGTAAAAAATACTCATTTTCATCCACTGTATGGTGAAGCAATAGAAAAAGTTTTTCTTCGTCCAGTAGTTATAAAGGCTCTTGTAAAACTTGATTCAGACGAAACATCAACAGAGATATATGGTCTAGATAAAGATTCTCAGTTGACAATAAACTTCCACAAAAGAAGACTTACAGAAGATCAGGATCTTTTTGTAAGAGAAGGTGATGTTGTTTTTTATGGTACAAAGTTTTATGAAATAATGAAACTTGCAGAACCACGTCCATTATTTGGACAAATAGAGCACAAGTTTGAGATACAAGCAACCTGCAAGCGTGCACGACAAGGTTTCTTTGATGAGCCGATTGCAATATTGCAAATAAGAGAAAAATATAGACAAACCCAAAGAAGCATATATGACATTATTGCAGAAACAGATGTAGACGGCGCTTGTGACGGAAAAATACAACTCATATCTGGCAAAAGAACAAGTTCTCAAAGAAGTCAGTTTTTGGATTATGTATTAAATGCAGACAAGTATGATGGTTGTGTTGTTTATTTAACAGAAATAGATGAAGATGAGACATATGGTGATTTTGATCAAATAGATAAGTTTTATTTCAACGAAAGCGGTGTTTGGTACCCAAGTCAGTTTTTCGCGATATAGGAAAACAAATATGAAATCTAAAACATTTGACAAGTTTAAGCACATATCTGGCAAAAGAGACTGGAAAAAACGCGAACTATTTCTGGATATGGTTAATAATCCGGAAAAATATAAAGGTTTTATTGTGTTTTTAAAAGAAGTAGATGAAGATGAACTATATGAGCCATTTGTTTCTGTAAAAAAATATTATTTCAACGAAGGCGGCGTATGGCAAACCGGAGATATGTTCGGTGCACCAACATTTTTTGAAGAATAGGCTATAATAAAATGAAAAAGAACACAGAATACGAAAGGATTGGTTTAGAAAGCAAGAATCAGGCTTCCATTGAGCCATCTACAATAGAAACAATCGATCTAGCGATCTATGAATGGCTAGACAAACAGATGAATATTCATACGCATTCAAATCGCGGATGGAAAAAAACACCGGTTATCTGGGTAAACGGCGAAAGAGCACATCAAATAAAGTTTGACAGAACACTGCGAGATGTCAATGGAAACTTTATATTGCCAGTCATAACGCTGCAAAGAGAAACAATAGTAAAAAGTCTCACAAAAAAGGGAACATTCTATGCAAATGTTCCACCCGATGATTTTCGTGGTGGCACCGTCACTGTAACTAAGTTGATATCCCAAGAAAAATCGGGAAACTATGCAAAAAACAACAATAACAAAAAGTTTGTACAATATAATGTAAAAGAAAAAAATAATAAAAAAATATATGAAGTTACAAAAATACCATTGCCCGTATATGTTGATGTAAAATACACAATAACGGTTAGTACAGAATATCAGCAACAAATGAATGAAATAATCCAGCCATTTATGACGTATTCTTCTGGTATAAACTATTTTAAAATATCAAAAGAACAGCACATATACGAGGCTTTTTTTGATAAAGATTCAACTTTTAAAAATGATGGAAATGTAACAAAACTAGAAAACGAAAATCGCCTATTTAAAACCGAGTTTTCTGTTAATGTATTAGGATATTTGCTTGGTGGCGGCGCAAATAATGACAGACCAAAGGTTACAACAACAGAAACAATAGTTGAGGTTAAGTTTCCGCGTGAAAGAGAATGGTTTGGCGAAAAAGAAGATGTTGAGCCACTGCCAGTTATACCGCCAGTTGTAGAAGAATATCTGCTATTAGAGGATGGACAAGTATTGTTGGCAGAAAATGGAGAACCTCTTCTCTTTGAGTGAACAAATATTTTGAGATGATATATTCTCTAAATTGGCTTTATTACTTTCTTTTGAGGAAAAAACTTACTATTTACATTAGAAATACAACGTTGTATAGGAGTATCATATAATGAGTGGTGCAAATAAGTTCAAATTTATATCTCCAGGTGTTCAGATCAAGGAAATTGATCGCTCCCAGATTAATAACGTAAGTGACGCCGTAGGACCAGTTATAGTTGGTCGTTCTCGTCGCGGTCCCGGCATGGTACCCGTTAAAGTTCGCTCATACGAAGAGTTCGTAAGTATATTCGGTGAGCCAGTTCGTGGTTCTAGCGAAGGGGATATTTGGAGAGAAGGAAATCTAACTGCACCAATGTATAGTACTTGGGCTGCAAAAGCATATTTAGCAAACTCAAATCCAGTAACATTCATACGCCTCATGGGTTCATCACATCCACAATTAGTTGAAGGAGCGGGCGAGGCTGGTTGGAAAACCTCAAAATCACTATCAGGTTCTGTCGGTGATAATGGTGGTGGTGCATATGGTTTATTTATAGTTCCATCTGGCTCTAACTCAGTTACCGGCGCTCTTGCTGCCGTATTTTATGTTGATAGTGGCGTAGGTCTTGCATTAGCCGGTGCTACTTCAGATGGCTCAAGTGTGACTGGTTCTGCTACACTCGTTAAGTCGATTGGTAATGAACTAGAGTTTAGAATGAAGATTCTTTCCTCTGACAATCTGAACGGAACACCAGTATTAGATACGTCATTTAATTTTGACAAAAACTCAGACAAATATATTCGTAAAGTATTTAATACAAATCCAACTTTAGTCAATTCAAGTATTACATCTACAGAAAACAGAGAAAAATACTGGCTAGGTGAAACCTTCGCTGATTTCATGCGCGATACAGTTGGATCCTCTGCGCTTGTTTCCGGTGCTTATGCATTTATTGCCGGATTAAAGAGTACAACTGCAGGCGTAGATTTATCAAACTTCCAAGTAGAAGCACAGCCAGCAAAAACCGGCTGGATTCTAGGACAGGATTTAAGTACTGTAACCGGCTCTTTCAATCCAGAAAACATGCCAAAACTCTTTAGATTTGTCGCTCTTGGTGGCGAAGGTTCTGGCGACTGGACACAAAGAAACATAAAGATTTCTATTAGTAATGTAAAATATTCTCCATCTACTTATGAAAAATATGGCTCATTTACCGTAGAAGTCCGCAATACCGCCGATACAGATGCAAGTCCGGCAGTATTGGAAGTGTACACTAATGTAAATTTAAATCCAGAATCAGAAAATTACATCGCGAAAAGAATCGGCGATAAATATCTAGAATGGACCGATGATACAGTCACTGGAGAAAAGAGACACAGAGTGTTTGGTACATTTGATAACGTATCTAAACTAGTTCGTGTTGAAATGAGTCCATTAGTAGAAGAAAATGGCATCGATCCAGAATCATTACCATTCGGATTTTTGGGACCAGTCAGATACAAGAAGACCGTACTTTCTGCTGGTAGTTTAAGTGGAAACGATATGGTGAAGGCTAGTGGTTCCATTCCGCTTGTACCAACATCATTTAGCGGCGACGTATATATGCCTGGCTTAAGCGGCAGTTTGTCGGCAGATTTGTTGTTCCCACAGGTTAAACTACGTGTTTCAAGTTCAGATGCGGGTGTATTAAACGATCGTGACGCATATTATGGTGTTGTTACAAATCAAGGCACATTATCAAAACTGAATGAAGATTTAGTAGATCTAACTCGCGTCAGACCATCCGATCTGGATACATTCGTACCATCTGGTAGTATCACAGAGTATTCAACCATCTTTACTCTTGATGACGTCAGACAAGTATCTGGATCCGGTGGATTGGTTAATGGAAAATATTTCTGGGAAAATGGAAGCCGTGTTGCTGGAAGATCAATAAGCGCAACAGAAGGTTCATACAAAGATGTGTTGGATATGGGTGTCGACAAGTTTAGCATACCAATGTTTGGTGGCTTCGATGGTTTAAATATAAAAGAAAAAGAACCATTTGCAAATCGTGTACTTGGTGTATCTTCCGATCCAACAGAAAACTACGCACAGTATAGTATCCAGAAATCACTAGACATGATTTCGGATCCAGAAGTGGTTGAAATGAATCTTTTGACTGTTCCCGGTGTTACAAACACTACAATAACCAACAAGGTTCTAGATGTAGCAAGATCAAGAAACGATGCATTGGCAATAGTAGATCTTGAAGGTGGCTATCAGCCAACAACTGAAAATGCAAATCCAGAACGTCAAAGACTTGGAAATGTAAATACAGTTGTTTCAAACATCAAGGCTAGAAACCTAAACAATAGTTTTGGTTGTGCTTACTACCCATGGGTATCAATTGATGGCGGAAATAGTGTACCACTATGGGTACCACCATCAGTCGTTGCCCTTGGAACAATGGCAAGCAGTCAAGAATCAACTGCAGTTTGGTTTGCTCCAGCCGGCTTTAATCGCGGTGGATTATCAAACGGTTCAGCGGGTTTGACTGTTCTCGATGTACGTGAAAAACTATCACTCAAGCAGCGCGATGCATTGTATGAAGTAAATGTAAATCCGATTGCTTCTTTCCCAAGTGAAGGAATTGTAATCTTTGGTCAAAAGACATTACAGGCAACTGCTTCTGCACTTGATCGCATCAATGTACGTCGTCTTGTTATCTATCTCAAGGATAAAGTTGGCAAGATTTCAAATGGAGTATTGTTTGATCCAAACTTACAGGTAACTTGGGATCGATTCTTAGCACAAGTAAACCCATTAATGGCTGACACCAAGGCTCGTTTTGGTTTAAGTGACTATAAAGTCGTTCTAGATAGTACAACTACTACGCCAGATTTAGTAGATCGCAACATAATGTATGCCAAGATCTACATCAAGCCCGCGCGTGCAATTGAATTTATCGCGATTGACTTTATCATAACAAATACTGGTGCAAGTTTTGACGAATGATAATATTTATTAATATAACTTAAAGAGGAATTTTAAAATGAGTTTAATTTGGACAAATGCTGCGTTGGAGCCAAAAAGAAAGTTTAAATATTTATTATCTTTTACCGGTCTACCAGATTTTCAATTTCTGGCACAAACATGTGATCGTCCGGGGGTTAAAGTTGGCGCGAGCGAGCATAAATATTTTGACAAAACTTATTATCACCCTGGTAAAGTAACTTGGGATCCAAATCCGCTTAGTGTTAAATTAGTTGATATACAAAAAATAGGAGCAGACACATCAGTAGTTGATACAAATGATGGCTTAATGGATCTTTTTGTTAGATCTGGTCTTAGCGGATTAATCGCTGTCGGAGGAGAAGTAAGAACAATAGGCAAATTCTCTGCTGTCAATGCTTTAGGTACTGTTAATATAAGAGTACTAAACTCTGCATTAAATTCAGAGAATATTGCTCTAAACACATCAGATAATGTTGCAATCACAAGTAATGGCGTTACGGAACAATGGATTCTACAAAATGCTTGGCTAGAGTCATTTAAGCCAGATGCTCTAGATTATGCAAGTGAAGACATATTAACAGTCACAATGCAAATAAGATATGATTGGGCAGAACTCAAAACTGGCGCCGCCGTTGATGATAATACTCCAATTGTTAATAAGTTCGGTTGATAGAGGTGATTAATGAATGATAGAGACAATGAACGTAGGCTCCAAATAGCAGCCGAAGATACAGTCTCTACAAATGCAGTTGCAAGCGGCGGGCTTAAGTCAAAGTTAGACTTGGCTTTTGCCGCTCCAACTCTTTTTGTAGAACTACCATCAAAAGGGCGATTCTATAAACAAGGCAGTCCTTTACATGGAAAAGAAACTTTAGAAATAAAGTTCATGACAGCCAAAGAAGAAGATATACTTACTTCTAGGGCTCTTATTAAAAAGGGTATAGTTTTAGATCGATTAATCGAAAGTGTTTTGGTTGATAAGAACATCAACCCGGCAGAACTACTAATAGGCGATCGCAATGCCATATTGGTTGACGCGCGAATAAGTGGATTTGGCAGTAAATATATTACAAATGTTACTTGTCCATCTTGTAATACAACTGCTAAATTTTCTTTCTTGCTAGATGAAAATAAGAAAGTATTTGATGGCGCTATCCCAGAAAATCTTGCTGATAAAGTTCGCCATGTTAGCGGAAAGACTTTTTCAATCAAGTTGCCACAAACAGATGTAGATATACATATTCGTCTTATGGATGGTAATGATGAAAAAGCAGTACTGCAAATATCAGAGGCAAATAAAAATAACACCATCGATAGCAGTAACACACAGCAACTTAAGTTACTTATTGAGTCAGCCGAAGGCGAAACAGATAAAAAATTAATATCACAGTTCATAGATGTTATGCCATTGAGGGATTCAAAGTTCCTAAAAGAAACATACAAAGCGTTAACTCCAAATGTTGATTTAACTCAACAGTTCTCCTGTAAAGCCTGTGACTTCAGTGCAGACATGGAGGTGCCATTTAATATGGAGTTTTTTTGGGTTAAATGATGAATATATCGAAAGTGTATATGAAGCATTTTTTGCCTTAAAATATCATGGTGGATGGAGTTTTACGGAAGCATACAACTTACCAATACCGATTCGCGATTGGTTTGTCAAGCGTCTGGTAAAGCAGAAAAAAGAAGAAGCAGAACAAATAGAAAAAGCATCTAAAAGGTAAAAATATAAATTTATGTGCTTGTTACTAAATACTATAGTAACAGGCATATATTATTTTAGGATCCTATTAAATGGCTGACAATCCAAAGACACTAGAAGAAGCACTCGAGAGAATACGGGCTCTTGAAGAACAAAATGCCAAAAAAGATAAAATTACTTATGAAAACGCACAAGATGCACTAGCAATAGAAAGACAAATATTACAACAACTTGAATCAATAAAAGATAAAAAAGATGAAATAGCAGATTCGGATAAAATTATATCAGATCTCGAACAACAGTTAAATAAAACACAGATTGCTAGATTTAATCTTTTACAAAAAGAATATTTACAACTTCTAGAAAAACAAAAATTAGGAAAAGACTTTTCTAAGCAAGACGAAGAAAGACTTAAAGATTTAAAAGATCAAACGTTCGAACTTGGTAAACATTTAGAAAATCAAAAACAACAAAAAAAATCACAAGAAGAAATAAAATCTCTCGGCAACGACATACTTCAGAACATAAAACAACAAACGTTATCACTAGAACAACACATAATGAAAATAAGTGTTGCAACTGGTGGATATGCAGCGATTAACAGCAACATCAGAGAAGCCGGAAGACTGTCGCAAGCAGCAACAATTGGCACCGGTATAACTGGAGAAGAAAATCTAAAAGCACTGGAATCACTGTCAAGTGGTTTTATTGGCTTGACAACAAACAGTGCAGAATCTATATCATCAATGCAGGTCGCTTCTGCTCAGTTAAATAAACTAGGTGTAGATCTGGCAACCAGTACAAAAGGTTTTGACAGTCTTGTTAATGCGATGGGAAAAACACCACAACAAGCAGCAAAAATACAAGAAAGTTTTGTACAAATGTCTGCAAAAAATAGATTGGCGCTAGGAGAAGTAACAAAGGCTTTTTCTGAAAATTCTTCACGTTTTGTTGGCTATGGCGAACAAATGACAAAAGTGTTAGATGGTTTAGCAGAGCAGTCTCTTAAAACCAGCATTTCAATAAACGGTTTGGTTAAAATTGCCCAGGGATTTGATACCTTTGATGATGCAAGTAAAAAAGTTGGAAGCCTAAATGCATTATTGGGCGGAGATTATTTTAACAGCGTTGAAATGCTAACTGCCAGCGACGAAGAAAGAATAAGACTTCTTAAAGACGGTGTGGCTGCGTCCGGAATGCAATGGGAAAGCATGAATCGTTTCCAGAAAATGGCTATTGCAAATGCTGCTGGTATCAGTGATCTAAATGAAGCATCAAAAATGTTTGGAAAAACTTCATTAGAAAATACAAAACAACAGGCAGAAGCAGCGCAGGTTCAAAAGACACTTGCCGAACAAGCAGAAAGTGTTAGCCTTGCAACAGATAAGATGAAAAGTGGATTAAATGGTTTAATGATAGCGGTTGAACCACTTGTTAGTGGCTTGGTAACTTTAGGCGGCTTGCTAGGAGAAGTTATACAAAAATTAAACTGGTTTTTTAGTGTCGGTGGAAGTTTTCCAACGTTTGGAGCAATTGCTACTAGTGTTATTGTTTTTATAGCAACCAAAGCCAGTTTACTTGGGAAAGCCTTTGGATATGTGGGAAGTAAAATAGGGAACGTATTTTCGAAATTTAAATTATTTGCTGCCGAAGCGGCGCCGGCAGATGCGGCTATGACAAAAAGTGGTACCACGATATCTTCTTCCCTGAAAACAATAGGTGTCGCCGCGACTAAAGCAGCAATTGGAATATTGGCAATTGGAGCAGCCGCTTTAATGACCGGCGTCGGTATTGGTCTGGCTGCGCTGGGAATGTCAAAATTGGTTGCATCATTTAAAGATTTAACGGGAAAACAAATACTTGGTGGGCTAGCGGCGATGATTATAGTTATGGGTGGTTTTATATTGGTAATTGGTTCTTTGGCGGCAGTCGCAATATTTGCTGCAGCCCCAATCGCTGGATTAGCCGGCGCTTTAATGGCTATTGGAGCAGCCGCCGCGCTAATAGGCGCGGGAATGGGAGCGGCTGCTGCTGGAATTGGCTATATGGTAAATGGTGTTGCTAATCTGGTGGTTGCTTTAGACAATTTAAAAACAGACAGTGTCAGCAAGTTGCTTGACATATTCAGTGAAGAAAATATAGAAAAAGTTAATAATTTTGCATCTGCCATAGCAAAACTTAGTGTATCAATGCAGAGTTTAGGAGATAATCTATCTGCGATTGAACTTCGTCAGCCAACACTTAAATCTGTGGTAGAAAATATTGGAAATGTAAATGTCGATATTAAATCTCCAGAAAGTTCAGCAGCGCCGACTGCCGGTAGAACAACAGAAAAATCTCTTATCCCAGCAGCACAAACAATGGTTGTGCCAATGGTTGTACAAATAGACGGAAAGAATTTTATAGAAATATTTAAGAAAGATATTGAAAAGATAGCACAAAAAATTGCAGGAGCAGAAGCGCTTAAAACGCTTGAAACAACCGGGTTTACTCGATCTGGCGAATTTGCAGTTGATTTGACAGAACGCGCGCGCTAATAAGGTATTATATAATGGTATTATATCCAAATCCAAATGAAAGAGCGAGAGTTGTCATAACATCTTTGGCACATAAAGATACTGTAGAATTTTTTCCTTATGATTTTGAATTCGACGACAACTACAAGCCAGATTGGAATTCGTATGATGCATTTGGACGAATGGATCCTATAATGGTTTACAAAAGGACTTCCCGGGAAGCAAATTTAAACTTTAATTTAGTTGCAGAAGAAAGCATGTTCGATAACGTAGCAAAACCACCAGAGCTGGGTCAAGCAGAATATAATTTTAATCAATTACAAAACTTGATCAAATTTCTATATCCGGTATATGACAATCCGGTTGGAAATGTAGATCAGATAATAAAAAATAAATTTGACAAATTAATTGATCAACAAATAAGAGATCCAAATATTACGCCAGAACAGTTTACGGCAACCTCTCAAGAAGTTCAAAGAACTACAGATATTCTGACACAAGCAAGACAAGAAGCGATAGATTATGGTATTCAAACAATAAAAAAATCGCCACTTATAACAATAAGCTTTATGAACTTGTTAAACAATCAACAATATGTTGCTGCTATAACCAGTTTTAAACATAAAATGAAGTTTGATGTTGGAAATTCGAGGTTTATGGAAAGAGGTATGGCTTATCCGGGTGAAATCAATATTAATATCGGCTTCAGAATTGTACACACTTCGATACCAGGACAATATATTAACTATGAAATTTAATTGAGATTTTTATGACTATTAAAAGATATACAAATAGAACCTTAAAATACAATTCCAATCAACTAATACAGAAAATATTGGAACGTAAAAATATTATTGGTATAAAACATTACAACTCCCCAGTTATTGAGATACCAACTTATTTGGATAGAGTAAATATAAAAACCACCACTGAAGTTTGGAAACGCGGCGATAGACTGTACAAATATGCAGAAAAATATTACTCTAATCCAGAATTGTGGTGGATTATTGCTATGTACAACAATAAGCCAACAGATGCGCACTTTGCAATTGGCGATGTTTTTTACATTCCGATTGATTTGGCGAATTTATTTGAATATGCAAAAATCTAGTGAGTGAAACGTTATGAGATGGCCATGGCAAACAAAAGAAGAATCAGACGAAAAATCAAACTATAGACGCATTAATGATCAGTCTATACTCATAGCGAATATAGAAAAAATAATAGAGAGTGAAGCCTACTATAGTTTGCAAAGCGGTCCTTTAATGCTTGGCTATAATATACAAGAGCCAGAAACTAGCATAAATAGTGTTTATAATTTTAAAGATTTCATAGAGACATATAGTAAGCTATCGCCGGCTGATTTATCCAACCTTGTACCATTTATTGAAATATACAAGGTATATCCAGATGAAGATAATCAGGAAACTTATAGAATTCCATTTAATAACTATTATCCGTCAAAAGCAAAAGATTCGATTTTGTTAAACGGCTCAGATCGAGGATATCAAGCAAATATTGTTAATGTTGAATTTGTTTCTCAGGGTAAAGATACTGCGACAATGTATCTTTATACGGTAAAAATTAATTTTATATTTGATTCTGTTGCAACACTTTTTAATCAAAACTCTAGATATATAGAACTCTTTAATCCACCAAAAAAACACAAAGACAAAGTTAGAAATGCCGATGATAAATATTATCAATTAATTTTAAAATTTGGATGGGATGTTAATACGGATTTTCCTTCTGAAATAGCAACAGCGCTTCATCCAAAAGAATTGACTAGATTTGCAGATGCATCTAAAAGCACTGTTTATATTAACTATACAAAACATAATTTAGTTTTCAATGAGGATGGTAGTGTCTCGCTTTCTGTAGAGTACATTGGTAGCATAGAATCTGAAGCACGAAATGCTGATAAGATTAATGCTTTCGAAAGTCCAGATGTGACCGAAATTAAACAAGTACAGAGTGATATCGATTTTAAAGAGCAAAAACTCAAAGAAGTGTATGGTGAAAAATTAGAAATTAATGTTACCAAGGACGACAAAGATGATAATGTAGAAATTAAATTTTTAATTGATGGAAAAAACATTGAAAACATTTCGCGCGCCGACGTCGATTATCTAATCGAAAAATATAAACAAAAATATAAATTAGAGAAAAACTCACTAGACAGTTTGATGGCAACCCTAATTGAAAACATAATTGTACAATATGGAGAAATGCCATACATACGTATGAATAAAAGTCGTTATGATGAAGCAGTAAAGATACTGGAGCAGTATTCATCTTACAATGAAGCAGAGCAAGTTGAAAAAGAAAAAGAAAAGAATCGGTTGTATTCAGCCGATCAAAAAACCACAATACTAAAAAGATCTTTGGCTGCAATAAAGCCTGATCCTTCGATGGGAAATCGATATCAAAGAAACGAAGACGAAGAATATCTTCGAGATCGCATAAAAAAAGATCAAACAGTTTCTAAACTTATTTCACAAAATAAATTATCAAACGACGACACACTCGATGTCTATGACATAAGATACTTTACATTTGGCACTCTCATAAAATCTCTTACGTCCATGGATTCGGAATATTTTACAATCGCAACAAATTGCAATATTAATTTAGCTGGCGATCTTATAAGTGCAAAGCAGTTTATTGAGGCAAACGGAAAATTAATTGTAGAATCTGGAATAAAAATCGATGAATCAAATTTGATAATAGAAAATAAAACTCACACAATTAATATATTTGATATTCCGATAGCAATATCTACATTTAAATACTGGTTTACAAAAAACGTTACCAGCCAGAATTTAACATCGATGACATTAATTAATTTTTTGAATCTTTGTGTCAATGATTTGCTGATGTTGGCGGTAAGGAGTGATAATCGAGATTATGTTCCAAAACAAAATGTCAGATTTAAATTCTTTTTTGATAAAGTTGATATTAATAATGAGAATGAACTTTTAAAAAAGGCTCTGTTGCAAGCAAATGAAAAAGAATATAGTATCTTTTCTAGAGATAGAAAGTATCCATCATCGATTGATCCCATTTTGTTGCAAAATAATAAAAATATTTCTTTTTCTGACAATTCAGTGAATTCTCAAAAAACAACAAAAAAAATTATTATTTTTTATGCTATCCCAACTTTTGTTTCAAGAAAATATAATGCTAAAAAAGATTTACAAGATGGAATCCCTCACTTCTTCTATGGTGCTTCAAATAGTATTGCAAACAAAATAACGTTCAGAGATGAAAACATACCATTCTACAAAGAAGCAAATATCCAGTCTCAAGTCGATAGAAAACCGTGGAGTCCGGGAATATTTTTGCGTGGTAAGTATAACGTTATCATAGATACAATTGGCACTGTTAATTTTAAGGTTGGTAGTATGTTTTACGTTTCACCATCATTTACCGGCGTTGTCGATATTAGTGAGCCAATAGAGTATGGAATAGGTGGATATTTTAATCTAGTATCAATTAAAATATCGATTGATTCGGGAAAATATACAACTTCACTAGAGGGAAATTGGGTTGCAACAGGTACTGGAGAATATACCGATCTTACACACAAGGGAATCAGTTTAATTAAACTATCAAAACCACTGGAAATCCTGCAAACGATTCAACAACAGCAGATATCTGAACAACAAGACATATTGGCAGAACTCTTAAATCAGGGTACTGCTCGCCCGGGTGAAAATTTACAAGATGTTGTCAATAGAACTGGAGTTGTCTATACTGGAAGCGGCAAAAGGGTACCACGCAGTGGATAGTACTGCAACACACTCATCAACTAAAATATGATTATCAATAACTTAAACGACAAATATCTAGATAAACTAAATGACAACTCACAGACACAAGATGATGTGAACTCTCAAAATTATCGTATATTGCCAGTGGGAAAAAATGGACAGGGTAGTTTTAAACTTTTTTATCAAAGAAAAAACTATGAAAAAGCATTAAACAACTTTTTAGAAGAACGCTCAATAAGTGTCTCTAGTTTTAAAGATTTAATATATTCTCATTCTTTGTATGGAAAAATAAACAATAAAAAAGAAGTGGTAATAGTTAAAAAGCAAAAGTTAAAACAACTTGTTTGTGAAAAGAAAGTTACACTTATAAATATTGTCGCTGATGCATATGATGATTTATATAAAAAACACAAATCGATTGTCGATCGAAAACAAATATCTACAAAAAGCAAATTTTACGATATAACGCCAAAAGTAGGATATATATCAGCAAACCTAGAACACAGTAGATATGTTAATACGTATTTTAATGATTTCTTAAACTTTATAAAAGCACAAGCAACACAAGATGATATTATTAACTTGCCGAGTCTTATTAAAAATTTTGTGTATTTCTATAATCGCGAAACTACCTCGACGCTAATCAACAAGAGCACTTTTATATCGACCACTTTATGCTCGCCATTTTCAACTGGTTTAATGGTTCAGTTTACAGAAGACAAGCACGATGACGATAAAAACAAGTTTGAAAAATATATATCAGATCCATCTTTTGTTGCCTTTGATAATCTTGTTAAAGAGTTTGGCTTTGTTTTGGATCGCCATGCACCATGGAGACTTGTATTTGATTTGGCTAGCCCGACAGCAGAAAAATATTTAAGCAAATACAATATAACAGATATTGGACAATATTTTGAAGAATATTATGATATGGCTGATAAGTTTGATTACGATACCCTTAAGGTTAATCTGGTAAACTTGTACAACTTCATTGCTAATGGACAACCAGAGATAAAAGAGATAAAGTTTAAATCAAAAAATAATAATATATGTGTATCACAAAAAACAATAACAAGAAAGTTGTTGGATATAAAAAACTTGAACAAAGAAATAACAGAAGAAGAGATGATAAAACTATTTTTTTATTTCAAATCTGTTGAGAATATGTTGATATCATCCGAACAGCAATATATGGATGAAGTAAGTGAAATATTGTCGATATACAAGTTCAGAAATATTTCTGAATGTTTAAAAATAATATCAGAAAAAACAAAACTAAATATGGGCAAAGGAAATAAAGCATTTCGTATATTTTTGCCATAAAAGTTGCTTGACACTTGGAGCCTGCCGGGCTAAACTGTTGCGTTATGACCTTTTTAACGCTAGACGATAAAGAAGAGTGTATTGGATATTATTGTGACGGCAAGTTGATTTTTGGCGAAAAACCATCAACTAATGAAAACAAAACCTGGAAATACTCGCCTCAACACTCTGGCGATCAGATGCTATATGCAAGTCTGTTTTGTGCTGGTAAAGACTTTGATGAAGTGTGTCCTGAGAGACTTCAGGAAACTTGGATCAAACTAAACTCGTTGGCAAAAGCATACATTAGATCGTTTTTGGAGGCAAAAGTCTCGTTGAAAGAAAACTGTTTTTATGATTTGGTTCCAAAACAGTTTTTGATCGATTATTGTGATATTAAGTGTCAAATAATCGACGATGTGTTGAATACTTGTGAGAAACCAAATAACTACGACTTCTTGCTTGATCTGGACAAACTTATCCATCAGATAAGAAGAACAAAAATGAACTTAAAGTTTGATGTTCTCAAAAAAGAACAGCACGATCAAAAAACAAGAGATTTTGTACAAAAATATACAAACAAAGAAAGTAGCATTGTCTACAATCAGTTTTCAAGCAAGACAGGCAGGCTAACAACTGAAGAAAATAGTTTTCCCATTTTGAATCTAAGCAAACAATACAGAAAAGTTATTCATCCAAAAAATGATTTTTTCCTAGAACTAGATTATAATGCCGCTGAAGTGCGCGTATTTCTTGCTCTTAGTGGATTTAAGCAGCCGGAAACAGATATCCATGAATGGAATCGCATTAAGTTTGGATATGATGATAGAAGCGAAGCAAAAAATAATATTATTTCTTGGTTGTATGGAAAGAAAAACAAAAAAGAACAAGATTTTAAAAAGTTTTATAATACAGAACTAATAAAATCTAAATATTGGGATGGATATCTTGTAACCAATCATTATGGTAGAAAGATTGCCGCTGATGACTTTCACTGTGTGAACTATATTGTACAAAGCACGGCAGCAGATTTAGCATTGAGGCAGGCAATCGAAGTCAACAAAGTCTTAAATGGATGTCAATCTAAGATTAGTATGATAATCCACGATAGTATTTTGATTGATATGAAAAAAGAAGAAAAAGAAAAAATCAACAGCATAATAGATACATATAGTAAAACAGAGTTTGGAAAGTTTCTTTGTTCCGTTAAGGTCGGAAAAAATTTTGGAGAAATGAAAAAAATCCTATGATATCCGTGGTTGGTATTGGAAATTTTTGTTCCAAAATAGTGGATGCGCTAAAGCAATATCCGCAATATAATGTCTATAAAATCATCAGCACCCCAGAGCATTCCGAAAACATGCTGAGTGTCGGAGATTTAAAAAACTCAGAAATGTATGAGCAGTTACAAGTTGATTATCCCACATTTATTAAAGATACAAACTCTTTTGTTACTGTTTTTATTGATGGCTCGGAACCAATAAGTGGCGTTGTATTGAAGTTTCTTGAAGGTTTAAAAACAAGACAAATAAAAATCGTATATATCTGTTCAGATTTACAGTTGATGTCTTCGTTGGAAAAAACGCAAGACAAAATATGCTTCAATGTTTTGCAAGAGTATGCAAGATCTGGATTGTTTAAAAATATAACACTGATAGACAAAACCAAACTAGAAAACATACTTGGCAATGTATCAATATTGGAATATGAAGAAAAAATAATCAACTTGGTTGTTTCTACGTATCACATGACCAATGTTTATGCGAATACAAAACCGGTCCTTACTAACTCTATTGAAAACAATACCGTGTGCCGTATATCTACTTATGGCTTATCCGATATCGGAGGCGACGCAATACGTTGGTTCTTCGATATAAATAATATTGATAATATTGTATATTATTTTGCTATCAATTCAGATACTCTGAAAAAGGAACAAAAACTTCTTCAAAGCATTAAAAAGCAGGTAAAAGATAAGCAAGTCGATAATATGAAGGTAATGTTTGGCGTTTATGAAACCACATATATGCAAAACTATGTCTATTGCGAAGCAAACACCAAAATCATCCAGACGCGCAGCAGTGCTTGACATGTGATCTGATCTGTGCTATGATGCATCAACACCTGTTGATCCTTCGGATCTTAACAGAAACAACAAAGGATGAAAAACGTATGTCAAAGATCAATGTAAATCGTCGCGGACCAACAGCAGATGCTGGGCTTACACTTGAAAGTCTCCGTCCAGGAGAAACTTTCCGCTTCCCACGCTCCACTACCGGAGTAGTATATCAACTACTCACTGTAAGTAATAGCATGCAGAAGCGAAGCCTACGTTCCAATTGGGAGTTTATTTTTGTTAATGTCTCTAATGGACGCGTATTTGGCACCGATGATCCGCGCAGCGTAGTACTAGTTGACTGTTCGCTTACTGCTCGTGAACGTACTCCATCTACTAGTACTTCACGAAGGCGTACACGAAAACTTGCTCGCCGTCGCTCACGTTGATTAAAAACTGAATAACTTATAGTAAAAGGGCAGATTTTCTGCCCTTTACTTTTTTATAGAAGGATGATAAGTATTAATGAAGGTCAGCGTTGAAACAGATTTGACAGAAGGATCGCTGACTGCTATGCTTGGTTTTGATAGAGCCAACATTTAACGGTTCACTCAACAATAAGTTGAAGTACCACAGGAGAAATAAAATGGGTATTGATATTCGCGCAATGCAAAAGAAACTTGAAAAACTGAATAATAAAGGTAAGTCATCTTCAGATTCTGCGTTCTGGAAACCAGAAGATGGCTCACACGAAGTAAGGGTTCTCCCAACTTCAGATGGAGATCCATTTAAAGAATATTGGTTTCACTATAATGTAGGCACAGGTGGTATTCTTTGTCCAAAACGAAACTATGGCGAAGATTGTCCGATCTGTGAGTTTGCTACAAAACTCTTTAAGGAAGGCGATCCAGAGAGTGTTGCAAGTGCAAAAGAACTGTTTGTTCGCCAGCGTTTCTGTTCCCCGATTCTTGTTCGTGGATCAGAAAAAGATGGGGTAAAGATTTGGTCATACAGCAAGACTGTTTATGAAGAACTGCTTAAGACCGTTCTTGATCCAGATTATGGCGACATTACTGATCTAGAAAACGGATTTGATCTAAAGGTTGATAAAGGCAAGAAGAATGGTGCTCGTTATTCAACCATGACGGTCAAGCCAAAACCAAAATCAGGTCCAATGTGTAAGGGTCTTGGAACAGAAGAATGCAAGGAACTGCTCGATAGCATTCCAGATTTCTCGACACTATTTACACGTTCATCATCATCAGAAGTTCAGGTTGCTTTGGATAAACATCTAGCAGAACCAGATGAAACAACTGTTGGTGTCGAAAAGGGTGGTGGCGCCGAAAATGCTGTTGACGCAGCCATTCGAGAGTTAGATCTCTGATAAAGATTCTTACTTGACTTGAGCGACCAAAGAGGCTAAAATCTCTTTGGTCGTTTTTATTTTCTATCACGGATCTTTCTAAAAAAGGAGCACAACAATGGCGGCACAAAAAGAAGTAAAAGCAGGTAAGTTAGATGTAGGTGAACTAAGAAAATCTCTTAATCAAAAACTAAAGGGAAATGTGTTCGATCTACGTGAACAAAATCCAACAGACGTAAAAGAATGGATCCCAACAGGGGCAACATGGCTTGATGGTATTGTGGCAAAAGGAAAAATGGGAGGAATACCGGTAGGAAAAATAATCGAGATTGCCGGTATTCAAGCAACAGGTAAAAGTTATCTTGCAGCCGTTATCGCTGGAAATGCACAACGTCAAGGAATCGTACCGGTATATTTTGATGCCGAAAGCGCAATCAATAGCGAGTTTCTACAAAAAGCCGGCTGTGATCTAGAAAACCTGATCTACATCCAACCATCAGATCTTGAAACCGTGTTTGAAACCATGGAATCATTAATGGCAGGTAATACACATAAGTTCCTGTTTATTATCGATAGTCTGGCAGCAACTCCAACAAAAGTTGATGTTGAGGGAACTTTTAATCCAAATGAGCGTATCGGCGTGAAAGCAGCCCTATTAGCAAAAGCATTTCAAAAAATCACAACACCTCTTGCTCAACATGAATCAACCTTGATCATACTTAATCAGTTGAAGGTTAATATCAAAGCAACAAGCGAAGCCCCTATGGGTGGAAAGTATTTAACTGATAGTCAAAAGTATGGAACTCCAGGTGGTTCATCGCCAGATTTCTTTACAAGTTTGCGTATTTGGCTTACTAAATCATTTGCCAAAGATAGTATGGTATATGATGAAAAAGGCTACCAGATTGGTTCGCATGTTCGTGCTCGTATAGAAAAATCACGGTTTGGAACACAAAATCGTATTGCTGAGTTTAAGATTCTATGGGGCGATCAAGTTGGTGTAATGAATGAAGAAAGTGTCCTTGAGGCAATCAAGGGTAAAACCGAACATCTTGAAACGGGAACTTGGAATAAACTAACATATGCTGATGGAAGCGTAGAAAAGTGGCAAGGTCTTGAAGAAGGTTTCGTTAATCTAATGAAAATAAATGAAAAGTTTCGTAATCGTGTAATGGAAATATTTGATTATGAAGTTATTCAGAAGTTTGATAAAAAACTTGGGGATGCAAAGGACTTTTTGAATGATGGAAAAGGAGAAGATGTGCAGACTTGACAGCCTGCCGATCGCATGCTAATCTGTGATCTCTAACGCCCTTGTGGCACAACAGGAGGGACGAGTATGAAGTATTCGTCGTTTGTAGGAGTTCGCTGAGTCTATCGCCACGGAGTTTCGTGACGATTCGCTACAGCATCAGATTGTTGCCCTTGCCGTAAAGGGTGGAAAGATTGTTAGTTTTGGCGTCAATAAGCGACGTTATGCTCGCAATAAGAGTGTTTTTAAGTGTTCTATGCATGCTGAAATTGACTTGATGGATAAGATGGGAGACAAGGCACGAGGTAGTAAAATCTATCTCTACCGTTTCAATAATACTTCTTCTCCTTGTGCTCGGGAGAATAAGAATGGCAAGCCTTGTCCGCTTTGTCAGCATGCCTTGAAGAAGGCAGGAGTTTCTCGCGTTGTGTATATTGATGATTCGGGAGATATTCAGACACTTAAGAATCGTGATATGATCGGTCTTGTTGGTGAGCCATCCAAGATTACCAATCATTTTCTTGATCGGCACGGTGATGATCACCATGGTAAGTTTATTGTAATGCAGTTTGTTGCTGCCTGAAAGGAAAATTGTGCGTTCCGATTTCAACAAAGAAACAGGCGAAGGTTATTACGCATTTGATAGAAGTGATGTTTTTGAAGCATTATCTCTATGGTGCGCTAATAAAGGAATCAATCTAAAGGATAGACAAATTGTATCTTTTGATTGTTCTGGCGATCCACATTTTACTGTAGAGTTAGAGTTCGTAACGAAAAAATAAGGAGAAACAAATGGCCCATCCACATAAGAACAGACCTCGAAAAGGCCGACGAAAAATTGGAAGCAAAAAACGTAAAGCCCGTAAAAAAGGTCGTAAAGCCTGATTTTAGAATCCCCCGAAAGGGGGATTTTTTTTGCCTTGTGATCTCAACTTAACAATGTTAGAGTAACTTATGAAGAAAATTCTTGTAATAGATTTTCAAAATCTTTTTATACGCTCCTATGTAACAAATCCATCTATCTCTAAAAATGGAGATCCAATTGGTGGAATTGCCGGCACTTTTAAATCAATACAAAAAGTTTGTCGGGAAACAAAAGCAGACAAAATTATTGTATGTCATGATGGTGCTGGTGGAAGTAGAAAAAAGAAAGCACTAAACAAAAACTATAAAGAAGGACGCAATCCTCTACGATTAAACAGAAACATAAAAGTTCTTGATGAAAAGCAAGAATATGATAATCGTATATGGCAGCAGTTAAGAACGTTTGAATATCTTAATCTATGCCCGATTATACAGATTATGGAAGAGAATGTAGAAGCAGATGACATAATCTCCTATGTCTGCCAATATGGAGCATTTAAAGACGATATAAAGATGATTTTATCAAGTGACAAGGACTTTATCCAGTTGCTGGATGATAAAACAATATTGCTTCGTCCAGTTCAAGAAGAAATATTAAACAAGAATCGTGTATTAGAGGAATATAAAATACATCCAAAGAACTTTGCTCTTGCCCGATCAATTGCCGGCGATAAGAGTGATAATCTTGATGGCGTTAGGGGTGTTGGACTAATAACATTGGCAAAAAAGTTTCCATTATTAGCAGAAAATCAATCTTATTGTGTTGATGATATACTTGAAAAATGTAAAGAGAATATTGCAGAAGGAAAAGTCTTTCAAAGTATTC